CAACCAAGGCGCTGCATCAGCTACCGGCAACCAAGGCGCTGCATCAGCTACCGGCGACTATGGCGCTGCATCAGCTACCGGCAACCAAGGCGCTGCATCAGCTACCGGCAACCAAGGCGCTGCATCAGCTACCGGCTACCGAGGCGCTGCATCAGCTACCGGCAAAGAAAGCATAGCTCTTGCTGCCGGAAAGGATTGCAAGGCAAAGGGAGCATTAGGATGCTGGATTGTGCTTACAGAACGTGGAGAATGGGATGAGAACACTTATCCTATCATTTCAGTCAAAGCGTTCAAAGTAGACGGTAAGTCAATCAAAGAAGATACATTCTATACTTTAATAAATGGAGAAGCAGTGGAAATGAAATAGCAATTTCATTCCAGCCGCATCAAAGGTAGTGCTATTACCGTACTAAAAGCCGTGAGAGAAGCGAAGTGCGCACCGCTTCCCTTTAACCTTGTACGGGCGGTTTAAAAACACAATACAATGGAAAATAAAGTGAAACAGTCTTCAAAGAATAAAGAGGAAAACCTCTTGAATGAAGATAGAAAAGCCTCTAATAAAAGGCTGAAACAATATTCCGCTCGTATTTCATTGGGATATACAGAAAAGAGCTTGGAAGAAGAAAGAACCAACATCTGCCTTAGTCAAGGCTTATCAAGGTATTGTTGAATTTAAAATTATATATTATGCCACTTATTAAAAAAACAAACGAATTGGTAATACCGACTACTATCAAAATGATGGTGTACGGTCAAGCGGGTATGAGAAAAACAACAACCGCTTTGAGTGCCCCCAAACCTTTATTACTGGACTTCGATAACGGTGTGAAGCGTGTGAACATGTCCCACTTGGATGGAGTTGATATTGTACAGATAACATCGTGGACGGACGCCCAGCAGGTTCTGCAAGAAGATTTGTCCAGTTATCAGACAATAGTAATAGACACCATCGGCAAGATGATGGATTATATCATTTCTTACAAATGCGGCACAAGGCAACCACAGATAAGAGATTGGGGTGGCATTAACCAAGAGTTTAGCGGATTTGTACGTAATTTATCCAATTTGAACAAAAATATCATCTTCGTTGCCCACCGTGATACACGGAAAGAAGGTGACGATACAGTATTTATTCCGGCTTTGCGTGAGAAGTCCTACAACTCTATTGTTACCGAACTTGACTTATTGGGCTACATGGAAGCCAAGAACGAGAATGGTAGAGTTAAGTGTACAATCACTTTTGACCCGACCAACAGAAATGACGGAAAGAACACCTGTAACCTGCCAAGTGTGATGGAAGTTCCCACAAATTTGGATGCCAACGGTAATCCGACTGCAAAGAATGATTTTATCACCACACAAGTGATTAATCCTTATCTTGCAATGCTGCAAGTAAAGAAAGCCGAGATTGACAAATACAACAAGGTGATAGAGGAAATCAAAGAAAGTATCGAATTTATAACTGATGCTAAGTCCGCTAATGAGTTCGCCTCTCATATTAATGAGTTTGAACACGTTGGTAGTTCTTTGATGATGGCGAGAAGTTTGTTTGCTGCAAAGGTAAAGGCCTTGGGACTGATATTCAATAAGGAAACTAAAATCTACTCAGATGCAGCCTAACTATCGTATATATGCAACATTATTGGATTCTTACTTCAATTACCTTAATAGCGATGTCATATATGAGCGTTATTATGGGTGGAGTGAGAATCCACCATGTACGGAAGAAGAGTTTCGGCAGAAGCAGTTTCAAGAACTGATAGACCGTATTAACCGCAAACCGTTTGATAGTGAAGCGGCAGACCGTGGCACGGCTTTCAATGAAATCATTGATTGTATGATTGAGAACCGTAAATCTTCTATAATGGAAATTAGCAAGGCATATCACGATGACGGAACACTTTACGGAATAAAAGCTGTTTACAACAATCGCACTTTCACTTTTCACATTGACCTTTGCCGCGAGTTTGCCAACTACTACAAAGGGGCATTAACCCAACAAAGAGTAGAAGCCATCTTGCCTACTGCATACGGTAGTGTATTGGTTTATGGTCTGATTGACGAACTGATGCCTACCAGTGTTCACGACATCAAAACAACTGGAAGCTATACCGTAGGGAAGTTCAAAGACCACCACCAACATTTGGTTTATCCATACGCTTTGATGAAGAACGGTTCGGATGTGCGGACGTTTGAATACAACATTGTAGAGTTCAACAAAGGCGGTTATGTGGTAGATACCTATACAGAAACATACGTTTTCAATCCTGAACGTGATATTCCTATTCTTACTAATCATTGTGAGGAGTTTATCCGGTTCTTGGAAGAAAACAGAGAACTTATAACCGATAAAAAGATATTTGGAGGAGAAAATTAATGGCAAACCAAATAACCGGACGGATAATCGAAATCGGACAAACTGTTCAAATACCATCCAAAAACGGTGGTTCCTCGTTTACAAAACGGGAGTTCATTTTAGATGCTACCACTTACGACCCTTATACGGGAGAGCGTAGCGAGTATGAGAACATTATTCCCTTAGAGTTTTCAGGCGATAAGTGTGCAGAACTTGACCGCTTTAATCAGGGTGATGTTGTTACTGTATCATTTGTTTTACAAGGACGTTCTTGGACGAATCAAGACGGAGAACTCAAACGTATGGCATCTATTCGGTGCTACAAAATAGATGCGCGTGGTGGTGTATCGCAATCCCAACAAACAACATCGGTACAACAGCCAGCGCCACAGTCGACCTATCAGCAACAGCCGCAGAATTTCCCGCCTCCGGTTGATGCTAATGGCAATGTAAAGGACGATTTACCTTTTTAGCGTATGCTGTTCGACTTGAAGAATGAATATCAAATACCCAAGTTCAAGGAGTATGTAAACAAGCTGTTTAGTGAACGTGCGGTGGTGGAAGTGAAAAAGAAACTACCTAACCGCACGCTTGCCCAAAACAGCTACTTGCATCTTCTTTTAGGGTATTTCGGTAGTGAGTACGGTTGCAGTCTCGACGAAGCAAAAATTGATTTTTATAAGAGGACTTGCAACCGTGATTTGTTTGAACGTAAGATGGTCAACAAGAAAGGCAATGAAGTAACCTATTTGCGCAGTTCTGCCGAGCTGACAACAGGTGAAATGACTTTAAGCATTGACCGTTTCCGAAATTGGTCGGCATCAGTAGCTGGCATTTACTTACCTGCCGCAAATGAACAGCAGATGCTTATCTACGCACAACAAGAAATTGAACGTAATAAAGAATTTATTTAAAATATTGAGATTATGAAGAATATTAGCGAAATGACAGAGCAAGAAATAATCGCTTTGTCGGACGAAGATGTCCAAAAAATGATAAAACTCCGCATGATGGAGGAAGGTATTAAACTTTTAGATAAACCGAAAGTTCCAGAATTGTTCGAGATTGAACCTGCCGACACACAGTATTTCTCTATCCCACTTTTGGATGGTTTTGCTTTTACTGACATTGAGGAAGCTACTAAGGTTGCGGAAATCCTGAAAAGTGCAAAGTCTTTACGAAAAGTTGATTACGATTGGAATAGACTTGGAAGTGAATACAAGTACCTTAAAAAGAGTGAACGATACAAGTTCAACGGGAACTCAGATTTTGATATTCTTTCAGGCTGGGCTTACTCCAATGAACTATATGCTAAGATTTCAAATTTTGCCGCACAGAACAAGGTAATGAAAGAACAAGCGGAGAAAGATAAAAAGGAATACGAAAAGCAACTTTCCGAATCGGCTGAATTAGTACAGGAGATAACAGAACGTGTTCGTGAGGTTCGCAACAAATACGACCGTCTTGAAACGCTTTCTTGCAAGTTTGCCACTGATTACTATCCGTTGTCCGACAATAACGAAGATATGGCAATGAAGTTCATGGTAAAGGCATACTCTTTAAATGACGAAGAACAATCGTTTGTACGCTCTAATTACAAGAAGCACTTGTTAAACAATGTACAATAAAGAATTTCTATGATAGAAACAAGAAAAACAGAAATCAGGTATGTGACATCTGACCCGAAAAAGATGCTCAACATGTACCTTGCAAAACGTGTCCTCAAAACATGGGAGGAGTCTTTCATTGATGAAGATACAGGTGAAACAGTAATCATCGAACGGAATGAAATTCTTTTTGACCGTGGCACGCTGATAGACCAAGACACTTTGGCGAAAATTCGTTTCAGTATGGAAGCTGACGGCATCAAGGAAGTGGAAGTCAGCAACCAGAACCGCTTGGCATTCGAGAACGAGAACAAATTCTTATATCCCTATCTTGCACAGGCACAAATAGGGGACAAGAAACATAAGTTCCTGCTGTATGCCACCGGATTGGAGAATTCTTGTAGTATCTTGAAAGATTACATCGAACTAAACTATATGTTCGGATTCACCTTGACAATGGTCAAGGAATTCGATTCTTGCGTGATTCTTACTGACAATTTGAAAGAACGCAAGATAGATGATGCCACCCTCGAAGAATTAAAAGATACATTCCTTTTAAACGATTCTGTAACGGAAGAAGATGAAGAAGAGGGAGATTCCAAGCCCAATGAAAAGAAATTCTATCAGATTGAGACGAAAATCACATTCACGGAAGGGGAGAATGAAGACGAAAGAGTCCAAACCTTTGTCGTGAACACCTTCAACGTTGACAGAGCGATGATGCTTATTACCCACTATCTCAAAAACAAAGAGGAAGAATGTGAGAAACAAGCCAAAGAAAAGGGACATGAGTTCAGAAAGAGGGAAATCCATACAGCCATTGAATCTGCTAAACCTATCCCGGTCGGGCGGTTTATTCCGAAAGAGTTTTCAATGGCTTATATGGAATAACTTTGTTAACCTGCCTGTCCGGTCTGTGAAGATGGGGCGGGCGAAAATGGGGGTGCGCAGTGGAGTGCTTTTGACTTTCGAGAGGTGCACATGGTAGAAAGTACGGTACGTGAGATATAAGGAGTAATTAACCTTAGAAGTAGCGCAAAAGGATAAGTCCTTAATTGGGTGTTCGAATCGCCCCATCTCCACATAAATGTGAGCCACACATAAATGGCAAGGGTTAGTAAATAATGGTTGTGCCCCGGAGAATACGCTTCGGGGCTTTAATAAAAAACAGCATGGAAACAAAAGAAATTACCAAGACTATTTACATTGCAAATGACGGGAAAGAGTTCTTAACGAAAGAAGATTGCGAAAAGCATGAAAGGTTTGTTGAAGAAATACTTTCACGTATTAAGTATTTCTGTATCAGATGTAATCCTGACTTAACAGAAACAGGAAATTTCTCTCATAAAATATATGTGGCTGTGTTTTCTAAACATTACCTATATAAAGATATTGCATTTCAATGGGCTTTAAAGAAGTTTGGTACTTACTTAGGGGAAAGCGTAATGGGATATGGCTTCCAACCCCATTTTAATGTAAGTGAAGTTTCTAAAGAAGAATATGAAGAATGCCCTGCTACTGTTTGGGGAGGCACTCCATTGAAGAGTGAGAAAATATTCCTTAGTCCTAAATCAGTAGAGGGATTTCCTGAAAACATTGACTACATGAAAGAATGGGGATTTAAATAATGCCATACTACATAAAACGAACAAAGGCCAAGAAGAAAGACAAGCCTTTACCTCTGTTTGATAAAGCAGGGATAACAATAAAGAAGAAGCCGGATTTGAAAGCTAAGCTCGACAAGGAGTTTTCCCTTTTTATCCGGCTTCGTGATGCAATGCCAAACGGATATTTTAGATGTATCTCGTGCGGGCAGATAAAACCGTTTACACAAGCAGACTGCGGGCACTATTTCAGTCGTACACATTTGGCAACACGGTTTGATGAGAACAATTGCCATGCCGAATGCCGTGCGTGCAACCGTTTCCGTGCCGACCACCTTGAAGGCTACCGTGAGAATTTGATAGCCAAAATCGGACAACAGTATTTTGACTTGCTAAAAGTGAAAGCTGCATCAAATACTAAGATATCAGATTTTGAGTATGAGCAACTAATCAAGTATTACAAAGCACTTAATAAGAAGTTACGAAAGGAGAAAGGTTTATGAGTTATGTATTACGAGATTACCAACAGAAAGCCTCTGATACTGCCGTTTCTTTCTTCAATAACAAGGCGAAGAAAACAAATGCCATTATGGTGTTACCTACGGGCAGCGGAAAGTCGCTTATCATAGCGGATATAGCCGCAAGGCTTGACGGTCATACCTTGGTGTTCCAGCCCTCGAAGGAAATACTCGAACAGAATTTCAAGAAACTCTGTTCATACGGTATTCTTGATTGCAGCATCTATTCTGCATCCTTTAACTCAAAAGAAATAAGCCGGATAACATTCGCCACCATCGGCAGTGTGAAGAATCATCCCGAACTGTTCACCCACTTCAAGAACATCATCGTGGACGAATGCCACCTTGTTAACCCTAAAGAGGGTATGTACAAAGATTTTTTTGATGCGGTGAAGTGTAAGGTTCTTGGACTGACAGCTACACCGTATCGTTTAAGTTCCAGCCGTGACTTTGGTTCTATGCTGAAATTTATCACCCGGACAAAGCCTCATGTCTTTTCAGAGGTCATTTATCATGTACAGGTATCAACCCTATTAGATATGGGCTATTTGGCGAAGTTGAATTACTATCCAATGAATCCTTTGGGATGGAACGAACTTAACTTGAAAGTAAATACTACTAGTGCCGATTATACAGATAGGTCAGTTCAAAGAGAATATGAACGGATAGACTTTTACGGCTATCTCGTTCATATTGTCCAAAGACTGATGAATCCCAAAGCCGGAGGAAAACGGAAAGGTATTTTAGTCTTTACCCGTTTTCTGAAAGAAGCGGAGCGGCTTACCTGGTCTATACCCGGAGCCGCAATCGTTTCGGGTGACACCCCAAAAGGTGAGCGCGAAAGGATACTTGAAGCGTTCAAGGCTGGTGAAATTTCGGTAGTGGCGAATGTCGGGGTATTAACCACCGGCTTTGACTATCCGGAACTTGATACAGTCGTTATGGCACGTCCTACAATGTCACTTGCTATGTGGTATCAGATAGTCGGTCGTGCCATCCGCCCGCATCCTTCCAAAGAATGTGGATGGATTGTGGATTTATGCGGTAATATCAAACGTTTCGGAGAGGTGTCGGACTTACAGTTGTTTGATGGCGGAAATGGGAAATGGGCAGTTTACTCGAAAGAAAGGCAATTAACAAACGTGAGATTCTAAAACTATGGACGAAGGATTTTTGAGGCTAAGCCGCAGGTTTTTCTCGAATGAAATGTGGAATGAAGCCCGTACTTTTAGCAGTTGTGAAGCGTGGTTAGACTTAATCCAGTCTGCACGATTTGAGGCAACGCCCCGAAAGGAGAGTATCGGAGGTCGAGAAATCTCTTATTCAAGAGGTCAATATCCTGCATCCATAAGATTTTTATCTCAACGCTGGAAATGGTCTGAAAAGAAAGTGCGTTCCTTTCTTGTGCATCTTAAGAAAAAAGGTATGATAACTGTTGAGTGCAATCAGGGAATGAACCTTATAACCCTATGTAAATATGAAGAATATAATCCAATGGGCACAAGTAAGGGCACATGCAAGGGCACAGATATTGAAAAGAAAATCAAAGAATTACAGTCCGAATGGGCACAGCTAAGGGCACAACTTGGGGCACAGTATGTGAACAATAATCTGCCGCAATCCGAACTTTTACAAAAATCAGGGCACACGGAGGGCACAAATACAAAGAAAGAAGAAGAAAGAGAGTATATAGATATATCTTTCCAGCAAAAGAAAGAAAATACTCCTGACGGAGTATCAAAGAAAGACAAGCTTTCTTCGCCCTCTCTTTCTGAAAAGATTGATTACAGCGGATTGATGGAATACTATAATTCCACATTCAAAGATAGACTCCAGCAGATAAAATCAATGACCGATGTGAGAAAAAAGGCTGTAAAAGCCCGGATAGCCCAATATGGAAAAGAGTCAGTGAGGACTGTTTTCAATCTCATTCTTCAATCCCCATTTCTGCTGGGAGCTAATGACCGCAATTGGAAATGTGACTTTGATTGGATTTTCAAACAGGCAAACTTTACTAAAATATTGGAAGGAAACTATAATGGGACAAGACTTAGTAAAAATCAACAGGATAGCGAGCAGCGAAAACGTGATTCAGTTCTTGCAGTCGCTACAACAGTCAGAGAAGCTGCCGCAAAAAAAAGAAAGGAACTTGAAGCAGAGGGCGTTATTGAATAAATATCCTGACCCTGCACAATTCATACTTGATTACAATCCAGATTTGCAGTTCAAAATTGTTAGGTGTAAGGCGACTCACTCCGATTTAGCCATGAATTTTTCCATACCTACATTAGGGCTATTGGCTTCGACTTATGGAGATGAGACCCCTTTGGAATGGTTGAAAATTCAATTCGGTACACTCAATGACTTCGCAGAGGTATCTACCAAGATTGCTAAGGAGCAGCTTAATGAGTTAGCAGAGATATTTATTTCTGAGTATTATTACATCAATGCAGCTGAGATATGCTTTTTCATTGCACGGTTTAAGTCTGGGAAATACGGACGATTCTATGGAGCTATAGACCCGATGAAGATTACAAGCGCTATGCTTGACTATATCAAGGAACGCCGCATTGACATTGAGCGTTACGAACGTGAGCAATACCGACTACAGCGCCAAAAGGAGATAAAAGAGCGCGGTAGCAACGGAATTCCCTATGTCGAGTATCTTGAACGTGAACGTAAGCTTGTGGAAAGTGGAGATGCAGAAGCCATGAAACGAGCGGCAAATCGTGTATGTAGTATCAGTTTACGTAAGTAGTGGCGAAAGCATAAATTTGACAATAAAGTATGAGACTTACAATATGTTGGACGACAAGAGGCAGGCAAAGACGCTTTTACTATGATATATGCAAAAAGTTTGGCATATCGGATTACATGAGTGTTAATCATGAGACGCCATGCGATATAAGGGATGAAGATATGGAACTGTTGAGGGAATGCGAAAAACGAGGGTTTATCCAAATAAGAAACAAACGGTAAATAATTATGGACATAGAGATTGAAAAGAAAATCGAACAATTGGAATGGCAGCGTGACAATGCAATGCGCATACGCTGCCCGTTGGTGGCAAGGAAGTATCAGCGCATGATTGATGAGCTTGCAACAGAGAGCAGAAACAAGAATATGAACAAGGCAGAACATGCAAGGCAATGACCACAGACACGGCAAATCAGATAATCAGCAAATATGAGAGTCTTGTAGTTCTGTGCACCTACAACATATTGCTCACGAACGACATCTGTTGTGGGCAGGTTATCGAGTGTCTGCATGCGATGAAGAGAACGCCTTATTACAAACAGGCATTCAAGCGGTATTTGAATGATGCCGATAAGGCAAGAAAGGAATACGAGCGTACTGTAAACAGCGTTATCGGTTCAGACCGGAGCGAGTTTTTCGCCGACTGCAACGACAAGTATACGGAAGAAGTGAACAAGCACGTGGATATGTTGTATTGGCAATTCAAGCAGGTTCTTGACGATAACGGCGTACCCCATTCCGCAGAGATTGCAAGGTTCGAACTTGCAAGGACATTATGTGATTACGCCTGCATCCAGTTTGACGAAAGGATTAAAGAGCTTCGGAAGAAAGATTCACGGTTTAACGGGTTTACGTTGGAATACCTGAAGCTTTCCAATGTGACAAGGATGATGAACCTTGCTTCCGACTGTTTGAAAATCGGGAAAACGGTCAATATGAACACAGAGCGGTGTACAGCAGCATTTGATGTGCTGGTAAGAAAGCTGTCGGATGCGGATAATATTGCCAACGCGATAAAAGTTTAGTGAGATGAAGCCTATTTATAACCTTATAACCCTCCTCATGGACTGGCTTTCGGTAGAGGTCGGAGCGAATGAAGAGTGGTTCTGAATTATGGAAATGAAGAAAAGCGAATTGACACACGGCTCTCTGTTTAGCGGCATCGGTGGCCCGGAAATAGCCGCCGAGATAATGGGCTGGAAAAACGTGTTCCATTGTGAAATAAACCCGTTCGGGAGAAAAATACTTGATTATTGGTTTCCAAACAGCAAAAGTTATGAAGACATCACGAAAACAGATTTTACAGAGTGGCGGGGAAAAATCAATGTCCTCACCGGAGGTTTCCCCTGCCAGCCTTTTTCTTGCGCCGGACAGCGAAAGGGAGCGGAAGATGACCGCTACCTCTGGCCGGAAATGCTACGAGCGATACGGGAGATTCAGCCCGATTGGGTTGTTGGTGAAAACGTTGCTGGAATCCTCTCGATGGTACAACCCGGCAGTGAAACTGCGTTGGGACGTGAAGAATCTCTGTTCGGAGAGGTTGACCGAGAAAGAATATTGCATCAGCAGGAATACGTCGTCGAAACAGTGTGTAACGACCTTGAACGTGAAGGATATTCCGTCCAACCGGTTGTTATTCCGGCTTGTGCCGTCGGAGCGCCGCACAGAAGGGACCGTGTCTTCTTTATTGCGAGAAGAATACAAGACAATAACAACAACATCGGGAGTGGATATACTTGTAGATTCGGAAGATTTTCCGTTTCTGAATCAATGGAAATGGAAGATAAACAATTCAGGGTATGTTTACAGAACAATCAGAGCGAAAGAAGATGGAAAGAAATGGAAGACTATCTTGATGCACAGATTGATTTGCTGTCCGAAGGAAAACGAGGAAGTGGACCATATCAACAGATGCAAAACGGACAACAGAAAGCAAAATCTTCGGATATTAGCTCATTGGGAAAATCTTCACAATCGGAAGAAAGGTTCAGGAGTAAGGGAACCGAAGGGACGGAACAAATGGCATGCGATAATCTATGTGAACAGGAAAAGGATTCACCTCGGATTTTTCGATACAAAAGAGGAGGCGATGAATGCAAGGTTGAATGCGGAGAGAAAATTGTTGTCCACCGTGCAGACGCAGGGGTTGAAGGTATGCAACGAAAATGGGAAGACAACATTCTATCCGGTAGGGCTGCTCCCGACGCCGATGTCTACCGACATACACCATGCAAAACAGGTGAAGGATTTGAAAAATGCAGGTGCAAAAACGATGGCGAGTCGAAGAAACGGAAGCAATCGTCCGAACATCCTAATGGATTTCCACGGAATGTTACCTACACCAACGACAAGTTGCCACAATCCCGGAACGGCAAAGGACCGGAAAGACGGCAGTCCCCGGACATCAGAACTGAATCATTTGTGTGCCCGCCTGATTGGGAAAACTTCCCTACTCAATCCCCTGTTTGTAGCCGAGATGATGGGATTTCCACCAGATTGGACGGTATTGCCTTTTCAAAGTGGCGGCAGGAATCAATAAAGGCATACGGCAATGCGATTTTACCACAGGTTATATATGAAATTTTTAGAGCAATAAATATTGTAGAAAATGGAAGAATGGAAAACTATTGAAGGTTATGATGGAAGATATGAAGTCAGTAGTCATGGACGTATTAGAAGCGTCAGTATGTTTTTAGGGAATCATATATATCATGGAAAGGTTTTATCTCCCACAATAGCGACAAATGGATATTTAAAAGTTAATTTAATATTAAGAGGGAAAAAGAAGACTTGTTTGGTGCATAGGCTTGTCGCGAAAGCGTTTATAGAAAATAGAAAAAATCTACCACAAGTAAACCATAAAGATGAAATAAAAACCAATAATAATGTTGACAATCTCGAATGGTGTAGCGAATCGTATAATTGTAACTACGGTAAAAGGAATTTTTTATTGATAGAGAAAACAAGGAAGCCTGTATTGCAATTATCGGTTGATGGGAATTTGATAAACAGATTTGAAGTTTTAAATGACGCATCCCGAATCACTGGGATAAATGCCGCACATATTTGTGATGTATGTAAAGGGAAAAGGAAATTAGCTGGTGGATATGTATGGAAATACGCCACAAGTAATGTATGAGATATTCCTGGCAATAGAATCTATAGAAAAAATTAGTGAAAATGAATAATGAGGACAAAATTATATTAGACGCCTGCTGCGGCAGTAGAATGTTTTGGTTTGACAAGCATAACCCACTTACTTTATTTGTTGACAAACGTTCAGAAACACTTACGGCCAAGGACAGAGGCAAGACAAGGGTCATAGAAATAAAGCCGGATGTAATAGCCGATTTCACCAACCTTCCATTTGAGGACAATTCTTTCTACATGGTAGTATTCGACCCACCGCACCTGAAAACACTTGGTGAAACCTCATGGATGGCTAAGAAGTACGGTAAACTGCCAAAAGACTGGCAGACACTCATACTTGACGGATTTACTGAGTGTATGCGCGTCTTAAAGCCTAACGGAACACTCATTTTCAAATGGAACGAGAGTGAGATAAAAGCTGCGGAAGTTTTGTCTGTTATTCCGTTCAAACCTCTTTTCGGACATACTACCGGAAGACAGAGCAAGACAATATGGATGTGTTTTATGAAACTCGAGAAATTTCGAGCCGGATAAATGGTGTTAAGTTAAAATTGGTGTTTATGAAATATATGGGAAGCAAATCAAGAATAGCAAAGTATATTTTGCCTATAATCCTGAAAGACCGAAAACCTGCACAGTGTTATGTTGAACCATTTTGCGGTGGATGTAATATGATTGATAAAGTAGATGGTTTCAGAATCGCGAATGATAACAATCCGTATCTGATAGCAATGTGGAAATCTCTTATCAACGGCTGGATTCCACCTGTGAGAATTGAAAGAAATCTTTATAACGAGGTGAGAGAGTGCTACAATAGGCATACAGATGCTTTTGCCTTAGATTACATAGGTTGGGTTGGATTCATGGGTTCGTTTAACGGACGTTTTTTTGACGGGGGATATTCCGGGCATAGCGTAGGTGGTAAATGCGGACAACGCGATTACATATCAGAGCAAATAAGGAATACTTTGTCACAAGTTGAGAACTTAAAAGAGGTTGATTTTGTATGGTCTGATTATAAAAAATTATATATACCCGACAAAAGCATAATCTATTGCGACCCACCATATAAGGGAGTAAAAAAATACTCCTATTCCATTAATCATGATGAATTTTGGGAATGGTGTCGAAAGAAAGTACAAGACGGCAACCAGGTGTTTGTTTCAGAATATAATGCACCCGATGACTTTATGTGTATCTGGGAACGACCTTTGAAAACATCTATTAATCAAACTGTAACAAAACATGCGGTAGAAAGGCTGTTTGTTCATAAATCGCAAATATGATTCAGGGTAACAGAGTAAAATCGCCACATCAAGACATCATGGTGCAAAATGTGTGTTTCGGAAGACAATCGGGAACGGAATAAAAGGAAGAAATGAAAACAGTTAAACTTTCCAATTTAAAAGTCGGCGACCTTTTCATCCATAAAGGAACGGTGTACGAGATTATTACAAAGAGTAAGTGGACTTCCCAATGTAGGTATCTAAATGATAAATATCGCTTCGGTGGTTGGTGTCAATACTTGTATTGTGATTTTAGTAATTACACAAAAGTGGAAATTTAATATTAACATATTGATTATGAAACGAAGAATAAGAGAAAAGGTGCAGAAATACCAGCATAGATACAAATTGCATCAGTATTTGAAGTATGCCCGCCAATGGTGTTTTGCTCTGGCATATAAGGGTAAACTATACACGTTGTTAGACGATGGTAGAATTGTAAAGGAGAACAGTTGGTTATGAAGCGTTTAATTGATGCCATTATAAAGAAATGGTTCTGTTGCCACGAGTGGGAATACTTATTTGAGAGGAGAGTTGAAGTTGTTGATGATTGGGGCGATAGAAGTTGGTACACCGTCCGTCACTATTTCTGCAAGAAGTGTGGTAAATATAAGAAAATTAAAAGTCATTGATTATGAAACAGACAGTAGAAGAAGCAGCCCAAAGCATGGCTTACAATAAGATGCCAGATTGGGGAGGATTGCCAGCATTGGCGAAAAAATATTTTATAAAAGGTGCAGACTGGCAGGCAAAGCAATCTCCGTGGATAAGCGTTGAGGAACAGTTGCCAGAAGAAAATGAGAATATCATTATCATGTGCAAGCATGGCGCAATATTTAATGGCACATACTGTAATGGAGTATGGTTCTGTATGGACGGTTATATCAATGATATATACAAAGACAGTCCTATTTATACTTCAATGGGCAGTATACCTCCATTATGGGAGCCTGTGGCCTGGATGCCCATCCCCTCTTTCAATGAGATACTCGAAGCCAACAAGGATGTACTGGAACGGATTAAAGAGAAAGGAGACTGATATGGGAAAATACAGAATATACAGATACGGACTTTTTGACCACATTTTTGACGTTCAAGTGAAAAAGTGGTATGGATGGGTACTCGTTAAGAGGTTTAAGGCGGATGTGAGTTCTAACGACGCGATGATAGACAATATTTATTACTGTGAAATACTATCCAAGGAACTTTTGGGAAAATTGGAGGAGGAATTATGAAACCAAAACAAGTATTATCAGTCGAACAGATGATGCATTTGAAGGAGCTTGGGTTGGACACAAGCGATGGAAGCATGTGTCTTGAGTGGAATGAATCAGATTCAGACAACATGGTTGTACCTCTCCGGATGCCGATACGAATTACGACTATTATCATGAAACTTACACTTTGCAGGACATTCTCGATAAGCTGCCGACACTTATAATTATAAGTTCCGATTTTTATAAGATTTGCATTGAACCGTTTTGTGGATATTGGGATATATATTACTATAAATCTGATGCTACAGAACTTATCTCGAAAAAGTCTGAAAATATTATTGATGCGGCTTACGATATGTTGTGCTGGTGTATTGAAAACAGGTATATTAAAACTAATCAGTTATGAAAGCAAGAATAAAAGCAACCGGAACGATTGTAGAGGTTGAAGGCTTATTTGACGTTGGGACTGCCTTAGTGAATGGTAGGTATTTCAAAGTGTCAGAACTCGACTTCTTTGATAATTTTGAAACTATTGATTGGGAGCAAAGGCGTTATGAATTGGCAAAATCCGCTATACAAGGTTTAATATCAAATAGTTTTTGGATGAAAAATTTAGGAATGTTTTTGGATGAGCACCCTGATAGTAAGATAGATGTAATTGAAACAATATCTATTGAATCAATTAACTATGCTGATGCACTAATAAAGAAATTGAAAGGGAAATAACTATGACCGAAGAACTTGTAACATTAGAGACGGCGAAGCTGCTGAAAGAGAAAGGTTTCAATTGGAAGTGTGAACACCTAATAGACCGCAATAAGGTTATTACAAAATATGACCTTCCGCAAAGTATGTCGTGTTGTACGGAAATAGATGACGAATCAGTTGAATTTTTGTGTCCAACATTGTATATCGCCCAAAAGTGGCTGCGTGAAACCAAGAACCTGCATATTGAAATATACCGTAACGCTTGTGGTTATGGCTATGCTATCGTAAAAGCCGATAGCGGTACATGGATGGAAGACGATAATTTCAAAGGACCTAACGATGGTGGGAATTGGGACACCTACGAGGAAGCACTGGAAGCCGGGATACAAGAAGCGTTAAAACTTATATGAGAAGATTTATATATATACTGGTTTCTATCATTATATCATATCTAATTTGTGTACATGAGTATAATACGTGGAATTTCATTGTTGGGTTAGAGCCTTCACAAGCTTGCAAAAGATTAGCCAAATACGCTTTTTATTTCGTGATATGGTATTGGGTTGCGAAAGCTGTTGATTTGTTTAATGATTAACGAATAAAAGTATATAACTATTATGAGCAAAGGAATTTACACAAAAGAAAATGTAGGTAATGGTGTATTCATCTTTACCGCCAACAAGAGTTTTGTAGAACCTAAATTTTGGGGACTGCATGAAGAAAACGAACAGGCACAATGTGTAGTTATTATCCATGATGGCAATGCTTTATTCTTCTATCCGGAAGATATGGATAATGATACCCATATTCTTCTTGATTGGGAGAAAGAGCAAACAGGAAAGATATATCCAACCACAGAAGAAGGCATGAAGGATACCGATGGAATAGGCAATACCAAAGCATTGGCTGCATCCGGAAGCGAAATTGCTGAGAAAGTCATAGCATTGGACTTATGTGGATTAAGTTGGCGCATTCCTACACTACAAGAGAGTGTCTTAGGGTATGAACATAAGGTTATGCTGAATGCAGCCTTAGCTATCTGCGGAAAACAACCAGTGAAAGATGACTGGTATTGGTGTTCTACGAGAAAAGGAAACAAACGCAATTTTATTCTCAGTTGGGGCGACGGTTTTAGATACGACAACATTCAGGACAGTGACGATTGGGTTCGCCCCGTGTCCGCTGCCTCTCTTAATTCACTTTAACCTTATAAAAGAAAGATACAATGAAGAAGATAATGTTCAACAATAAATACGGCTTAACCCAGGCTGTATTGGATGGTCGGAAGGCTATGACGAGAAGGGTCTGCAAGTATGACAGACCAAATGAAACTTATGATATTGTATTCCCCGTTTTTGAATCAAATGATTACGATAATGACGGGAACATAGTATCTCCATTAAATTATGCTTTTGGTTGGAAAAACGACAAAGGAGACTTTACGGGTTGGAATATTCCAAAATATAAAGTCGGTGAGGTTGTTGCCATTGCGCAAAACTATAGCGATTGTGGTAATATGCCTGATTACGAATTGGACGAAGATGGCTATCCTATAATGCCAAAGAGAAGCGGATTTTTTAATAAAATGTTTGTCCGCGCTGACCTCATGCCCCATCATATCCGTATTACCGACATCAAGGTTGAACGTTTACAGGACATTAGCGATGAAGATTGCCTGAAAGAAGGAATTTTTAAATGGGATGCTGGACAAAAGGATATTCCTTTTTATTCATTCCATAATGCAGATATACCCGACTACAATGATCCTCGTGACGCATTCGCAGAACTGATAGATAAAGTCTCCGGCAAAGGAACATGGGAAAGTAATCCCTATGTCTTCGTTTATGAATTTGAACTGATTGATTAAAAACGAGAAAAGATATTGATTATGAAGCGTGAAATAAAATTCAGAGGGAAAAGTGTTGATAATAATGAATGGGTGTATGGCGATTTAATTCATATTGGAAATGGATGTATTATATATCAAGGCTCACAAAGTGATTATCAAATTACCAACAAGACGGGTGTAGCTATCGAATTATTCGATGATGAGGTTTCAGTTGTACGTCCAGAGACGTTAGGTCAGTTCACGGGCTTATGCGATAAGGATGAAAAGGAAATCTATGAAGACGACATACTTATGTGTGAGCAACATATAGCTCTTGTATTGTGGAACAAAGAACTTGCTACATACGCATTACAATTCGATTTTGAAAAAAAGTCGGCATGAGACCTTTAGGAGAATGGCATGCTATGACAGTCATTAGTAATATTCACGATAACCCGAATTTGTTGAAAGAAAACAACCATGAGTAAATACATGAATTGGGAACTCTATGATAAACCGCCTGAAGGCTTCTCTATTGACAAGCATACTGGTTCTCCTTTGACCGGATACGACTTTTACACAAACGGGAAAAGCGTCTTAAACGGAGGAGTAAGAATTCTTGTAAAAGCTATGAATGTTCATGTTAACAACATAACAGACAACCATCACCCCGTGAAAAAATCTATCCCCAATAGCAAAGAACCTAAACAAGACCCGATGATTAACCGTAATGTGCGTCAACGGGTAAATGTCTTTGCACGCGAGAGGTTTAAAGTAAAGCTGCTACAAGAAATAGAATTTGATTTAATGGTGTGTCAACTCGAAGGCTGGAGCATGGAAAGCTACGTCAATGAGCTTAAGCAATTGATTGATGATGTTTATCGGAGAATGGTTAAGACAAAGAAAAGGAATATCGAGACTACCAGTAACCCAAAACTTGAATTTAAAGATGAATGAATTATATATACCTCCACAGCGATTAAACCGCAACCCTATTAACGGGCGGTTTTTGAAAGGAAGTATCCCCCATAACAAGGGGAAGAAATGGGATGATTACATCCCTTCGCATAAAAGGGAAAGTATGATTAAAGGATTAGCTTTAGGGAGAACGGGAAACCCTAATATAGCGGGCTGCAATGCAAAGAAAGTAGTAGCTATAAAGAGCGGACGGTTACAAGGTGTTTTCCAGTCCTCTAACGATGCGGAACGAAAGACTGGCATTTGCGCCCGTAATATCAGGAATTGCTGTTCCGGAAAGCGTAAACACGCTGGCGGCTATCAATGGTTTTGGGAAAGCGATAATAGTTGGTGTGAATTAATTATAAATGAATAATATAACCATGAGTAAATTAGAGCACATCGCCACAATTGATTACTGCTACTGGCGATTGGAAAAGTTGAATGAGACTCTTTCCAAGCCTAAATCGACTATGGAGCAGTTGGTTGATAAAGCCTGCGGTTATAATGAAGTAGAAGAAGTGAAAAAGGAAGCTATAACCCTTTTGGAACAGATTGTTGAAAGTAAAAAGGCTATCGGTGTGAATTATTCGGGAGATAGCAAGTTCCTTGATAAATTAAAGAACAAAGAAACGCATGAGTAAACTATACAAAGCAACCCTCTTCGGCAAATCATTCATTATAGGATGGTTCAGCCATGCGGACAGGTGGTATCATAAATTTAGTATAATAAAATAATGGATATAACAGAATTAAAAATCGGTGACCGGGTGAGAATAAAACTCCCGTCACCACAAGGAGAAAGACTTTCCATACCCATGCAGGTAATAGGGATGCTTTCTAGTTTCAACAATCCAAGCCCTAAAGATACGGTATATCTTGACTTTGAAGGAAATGAGGGAGATATATGGGAAGAAGAAGTACAAAATTTAGTGTTTTCAGACAATGAAGAGAAGTCATGAGAAGAGCAGACAGAATAATCAGAGACAGACATTCCCGCATCCCGGACAAATACAAGAAGATTGACACTACGGTCAACGGGGATGTAGAAAGCCTTGCCGAACAACACAAGGAAGTGGAAAGAAGGCTATTTCCTCTACGCCTTAACAAGACCACTGTTATTTACGTCACAAAAGACAAACAGAATGAAGCATATGCAGCGAAAGCACGTAAACGGATGGGGATAACAGAGCCTAAGAAACCTTTCGTTGACCCACTTTCGGAAGAAAACATTACCAAGTTGTACAAGGAAGAAAATATACAGCCCCGCAGAATGGCAGAGATGTTGAATGTAAGTGTAAGGACGATATATCTAAGGTTGGCTAAGTATGGACTTACAAAAGTTAAATGCAGATAGTAAACTTACAGGCATACAGATATAACCCTCACCAAAACGGCAAGCGGTATAACCCAATGGAGAATCCGTTCAAAGCGTTCTAAACGTTCCATTGGATAACCCGGAAAAGGCGGCAATAGTCCATGTAAAGGACATTGTCCGCCAATTCAAGCAGTTCATCTATGTAATCCCTTTTTCGCATCACGTTCAAGTTTTCTACGTTGTTGGCGGTTTATACCATTTGCCGCGGCAAGGCTGTTCAGCGTCTCTTTCTGTTCGGGAGAAAGCATGTTATATACTTCTTCCCGGGATTTGCCTGATAAAATGGCTTGTACTATTTTCCACATAAGCTACGTCTGCAATGTTCACACAAAAATTTCTTCGCTACCGGGAACATCTTCTGTCCCACATATCCGCTAAGGTACTGCGCCTCTTCCCCGTATGGGTCGATGCCGAACGCCCGTGAGATATGCCGGCATAGATGCCCCTTTTCATGGTCGAAAGAGTTTTGAAACTCTGCCGGGGAAGAAGTAAGGGCTATAACCATTACGGTTTGCCTGTTTCGGATATTGGAGTAAGTGATACCCGTATTCAGATTGCAGGAGCGCATGTTCTTATAGGCATTCACCAAATCCAGCCCCCTGCATCCAACCCGCTGAAGGTCGGCGATGATACGGTCGGTATAATAGCAGTCCACCGCATAATATACCCTTACTTCCCAATCATAATCCGGTATGTAAAATTCCTGTATTATCATAGGCTACATCATCTGTTCCCACATGATAGGATCGCCGGAGCCTATGCAGTCGGCATAGAACCGAGTGAAAGGCATTCCATTGTAAGCGTCCACATCATCTATGTAATCCTTAATGAACAATGCGAGATGGGCTTCGTCAGTGATAGAACTTTTGTAGTAATCCGACTTCGCCATGTTTGCCACGTAAACACTGTCGTACCCTGCATCCTTCTCCAGGTTTACACTGTACTTTTTCAGAAGCTCCTCTACCTGCTCTTTGCTGATTGGCTCCAGCTTTTCTTCTTTACCCGTAGATTTATTTTCCATCTTCATGCGGGAAACAGCCCATAGGCACATCTTCTTGCTGAAATGCCATCCGTACTGGCTGAGATAGTCAGCCATTGCAGGCGGTATTCTGTCGTATGTATCTAATCTTTGTTTCATATTTTCCTGATTTTAAGTGATTGGCAAAAGAGGGGAATAATCCCCTCTCCATTACATGAACTCTCCGTTGGCGCGTCTGCGTCTGCGTTCGCCCATATCATCACCGTAAGGCTGTGAATCGCGGCGTTCGTTGTAAACCGGATATTCCGGGAAGTAACCCGGCATGCGGCGTTCGCCCATATCTGAGCCGCCGCTATAGCTTCCACCGCGTGAACCACCGCTGTTACGATAGCCCATTTCACCGCCCTGCATCTCACGCATGGCTTTCTCGTAACCATAACGGCAACCCTCTCTATAGGCTTCTTCCATAGGATTACCGCCTCTCATACCGAAGTCACGGTCATATTCTCCGCGTCCTTCTTCCAATATTTCCCACATTCCCATATTATTTCTTTGTTTTAGATGTTTCAGCAACTCCGAGCTGTTCCATTAATTTCTGGTTTTGCGCAATGAGGTCAGCCATATTCCTGCTCATCTCCTGCATGTTCTTATCCATATTGGACATTTGCCCTTTCAATGCGGATATTTCTTGTTCCTGCTGTTGCTTGGCTGCAAATTCCGGGTTAAGCGTGGCAAGCATCTGGTCACACACCCTAAGAAAGTTCTGATGATATTCCACGCTTTTTAGAACATCCTCGCTCTTCTGTTTCATAGTAAGGACCTCGGTGTTCATCTCGTCTCTTGAACCAGTAATCAGCATCCCCGTTTTAACATCATCGGCAATATTGGCATTAGCCGGTATTTCTTGCAAATTAACATTTTGCCCGTTTATATTCACGACAAAATCAATAACTTGGACCGGCTGTGGATAAGGCATGTTGGGAACAGTCTTATATATAGTTTTTATAGGGCTTGCATTAACGACCTGCCCACATTCCAAACTTGGATTTGCCCCTCTGTGAAGAAGAAATAATGTACTGTTAACTCGTAGATTTTGAAACATATTGGTTTGATTTTAAAGGGGTGTGGCTATTTCCTTTTTGGAAACAACCACAAAGCCCCATGTTAACTACTTGCTCTTTTGAGCGGTTGCTTCTGCTGTCGGAGTCGGTGTCGATGCGGTTGTCGGACGATACCCACCGTTAACAAGGAACAGTTCGTTGGTGTACTTGTTATAGTGAATTTCGTAGATACCCGTTCCGGCAAGGTTGCCGACAGTCACCGGCTCATTGTTGTAAGCCAGCAACGGTCTTGTATCCCCGTTAGTCCCTATCAGTATCGGGAGTGTAGCAGTCGTGCCGGCTGGTATCGCCTGGCGGAGACTGACATAGAAACCGCCTACATAGCTTCTGTTACGGAACGCATGGTTAGGAAGTTCCAAAGTCACGTTCTCCGTGCCGACCGTTACGGCTACTGTAGGAAGGGTATTGAAATTAGCCCTTCCAATAGTAGGGAACGGGAAGCCCCAATTATTAAAAGGAAATAATGCCATAATCTTTTGTAATTTAATTATTTATTACTATATTTACAATCGGGATAGGTTGGAGTCATGACCAACTGATAAGGGTAAACCGAAGCCCTTCCCATTTTTCAATTTTCGGCATCATTTAATTCGGTAAAATCAATGACAAACGAAGAATTTATCAAAAGTGTATCTCTTGAAGGTGAGGAATGGAGGGATGTAGTCGGATATGAAGGTCTTTATAAAGTTTCTTCATTTGGACGGGTTATAAGATTGTCCTACCAATCAAAGAATGGAACTTGTGTATTTACTCATGCCCCATCCCTATTAAAAGGATGGAATCATTATGGCTATCATTATATGAAATTAGTAGACCATAATGGGAAGTACAAATCAATGTTTGTACATCGCATAGTAGCAAATTCTTTTATACCTAATCCAATGAATTATAAAGAAATAGACCATATTAACTGTGATAGAAAAGACAATAGAGTATCAAACCTCCGTTGGTGTAATAGGTCTCTAAATATGCTAAACCCTTTCACAAGAATTAAAAACTCTGTCAATAAAAAGGGAATTAAAACATGGAATACAAGACCCGTAGTAATGTTAAAAGATGGCGTTTTGATAACTAAATATGATTCAGCCTGTTCAACAGCAAAAGATGGATTTATACAAACTCATGTTAGCCGTTGTTGTAGAGGCATTGCCAAACAACACAAAGGTTATCAATGGATGTATCTTTCCGACTACGAAACCCTTATCAATAAGTCAAAGAACTCTTTACCTAATGGCTAATTATCCCCAATAATTGTTGCATCCGCACCCACTGCGTGCATATACCGAATCTCCCATATATGCACCGTAGGCGGCCGCACGAGCTACCTCCGGATTAAATACTTGCAATTGCGGGTATGGCACTGCTACTGTAGGCGGCATTGAACAGCGGATTTTATCCACCTCTCCCTGCAATGTTTGTAGACTTGCTACTATTGGGGCAATTTGTTGCGTTACGTTTCCAAGAATAGTTGCATTCTGATTACGCTGTGAAATTTCACCTTTCAAAGTAGAGATTTCAGCATCTTTAGCAGCCAACGCTTCTTGCTGACGACGCGCCTCTGCCGCATCCATTTTTGCTACAAGTGCTTGGAAGCCTTCACGGTAAGCGTCCGCTAAAGAACGCGTATTCCCTTCCATTGTGCGTGTAAGCGTATTCATGTTTTCGCAGCTTGCTAAGCGGCTTTCATACCCTTGACGCTCAATTGCTGCCTGATTTTTGCAGCAGCAGTCTGCAATCTGAGTAAGAACAGCCTGATTTCCGGACTGGAATGCGTTGATGATTTGCTGGCTTGACATGCCCACCTGATTTCCTACATTGGCGATAAGTCCCTGGATGTTGCACAGGGCGCTCTGTAACTGTTGGGTAGAGCAGTTCAAAGAAGAAGCAAGCTGGTTGATGGCATTGCCATTGCCCTGAATGGCTGACATCAGGTATTCACGACCGACATCACCGTTAAGCTCGGCAGGCAGACCGCCACCATTGCCAAAGCGGTTGCCAAAGCCGTTGCCGCCCCAACAGAACCACAAAAGGATAATCCAGATGAACCACCACGAGCCGCCCCATTGGTCTTGGCTGCCACGTCCCTGGTTCAGTAAAGCGAGAAGTCCGGGGTCTACACCCTTGCTTCCCATCAAGTTGGGCAACATAGCCATGATGTCGAATTTGCTTCCGCCACCATTTCCGTTGTTCCCGTCTTGATTGAAGACATACGTTCTTTCCATAGAGATTTATATTTTGTATTACGGTCAAAATCAACCGCATCACAAAAGTATAAATACCGATACTGCCATGAAATCAGTTGTTTCCCAACGCTTTCCTAATGTTTTCCCAATATATTCTCAACATTTTCCCGCCTTCCATACGTTCCTGGAAATTGGAAATCATGTAGTTTATCGCGCGTTTGGTCTTGTGGATTTTAGGAGCTATCTGTGAAGGGTACATTCCCCTTTCGACAAGCAACTGTACAAGCAAATAGCGGGCGTCTACGGTTTCCGTATCCTTATCCGAAGATAGTATTCGGCTGGCGGGTATTTCGGTCTCCTGCGCCACAAGATTGATTGTTTCGGCAAAGATTTCTGACTTACACATAGTTTTTCTGAATTTTATATTTATCTTTGCCCTGCCACATAAAACATGAGATTAAATGAACAAAGCATAAGATAATGCGTTGAAGATATTAAAGCCTCCAACGTGCATTGTCTTATGCTTATCATGTTTTTATGTGGCAATATTAACGTGAAACGTTGGGGGCTTTCTTTATACTCTAAGCCCCCGAAAGAGTGTCAGCTACAAGCCAACTTCTACATCGTTAATTTCTTTTTTACCATACAAATAGATTATAACTTATTCCTGCGCCTACGTACATGCCGCCCGGATAACCATACCCAGCCTGCAACCCTAATCCCCAACGCTTCTTCTTCGGCTTGATGGGAACCGGATGGTAGATGTCATTTGTCACCGTCTGATAAACCGTCTTCGGATACACAGTCATACTATCCAGCCGTGGGTCTACATATCCGCTCACCACCGCACGATACAGGCTATCTTCATACACAACCCGTTTGCGATGAAGCAAGGTATCGCCTATACGTACTGTGTCATTCGGCAATATCTGCCAAAAGACCGCTATCGGTGCGGAGATAAGAACCGTGTCAAGTTTGACAACCGTCTGTATCTTTGTTTCGGTACGTATTTCTGCCGGCAAAGGCTCGAACGGGCGGAGCCACGCCACCACACAAGCGATTGCCAGCAATACAACTAATAGCCAGGGTAGTTTTTTCATAACCTCAACAAATAATGATTTACAACCATACCTGCACATATTGCGACAGCTCCACACAGCAAGTCTATTTTGTTCCACTTGCCGTTATAGTAGTGGCAACGGTCGCTGTTCTCCTTGATAAAGAGCATCAGCAGTGCAGTGCTGCCACCGAATACTATGGCGGTGGATAGATAGACCACCGCACCTAAGATGTTATTTTTCATACCATAAATAATTAGTAAAACACTACACTGTAGAACCACTGGCATCTACCCATGAAGAACCGTTCCACCATATAGGTTTACGCAGGGTCACATCAAAAAATTGAAAACCATTATCTGCATTGCCAGGACGTTGTGAAGTAACTCCTACATTTAAATATGGAATTGCGAGAAAATCAGTAAGCGGACTTTTTAAATTCCCATTCGTTGACATCAAGACTCCCTGATTGTAAAAAAAATGCGGGTATAAAGTTTTGTCCGGTATGTCGTCCTTTACTGGTTTCCACAGCAATACCGATGTCTTCATACTTGACCAGGTAGAATCATGTTCACCGATTAGCGCACAGTCTGAAAAATCCTGAAACGATAAGGTTTCAACGTCATTAACCGAACTGAATCCAACAACAACTTCTTTTTTCCCGTTAGGTGACTCTCTGTATATCTCAAACCCATAGTTCTTACCTGGGTTTATATAGAAATATGGCGTTTTCTCTTTATCACTATCGGTAATATCTATATTAAGAACACGTTTGGCAATAGGTATATTTTCTCCACACAACAGATATATTGTATATTTATAACTTCCATTTCCCCTATTATTAATAATATTACCGATATCCCTTAATTCAATATTTCCTCTGTTAAAAGCGTCCATAACATACTGACGCATTCCTAATGAAGTCGTTCTATTATAATTATAATAACAGGCTTTGTACCAATTTGTATCAACCAATGTCCCCCCTATCCTACAGTTGAAAAACACGCAATTCATATCCACAATATCAGTATTATTCAAAAACTCAGGCATTGTCATATCTCCGGCTTTATCCCATAACCCTCTAAAATAACAACCAATATATGTTACGCCTTGATTTTCACTTAATATCCTGCTATTCATATAAAAATAACAGCCTATAAAGTTGGCTTGAATGAGACCTCCACCACCTTCAATTGTAACTCCGCTGGCTTCCCAGTGACAGCCGGTAAAATTAGCTTTGATTTTTTGAGTTAATGTTATATTGCTTTGTATGCAATTAATGAAGTTAGTATACAGTCCTTCTCTGAATGTACCTAACTTATAATCAAAAGTCCTTTTTTCGTTATACCCTCTGAATTCATTTACCGAATTAAATATCCAAGCATCTCCCGCTAACTCTTGTCCCTCATTCATTTTGGATATAGTACCGTCTCTTAACACCACATTTATAGCATCAAGCCGGTATGTTACATCTGAATAGGTGTCCTCCCATGAATAATAAATGACATTATGCCAACGCATGACATCAATATATCTATCAGCCAATGCCAGTATATAAGGAACCCGCCTTATATTCATATTATCCAAATGTACAGGAACCCCACTGATTATGACAGGAATTTGCCAATTACGGTATTTCGTATCGCTGCCTTTAGACATGATAAATCCTTCTTTGATTGAAAGCCCGATAGAAGAGTATGCCGATCTCCAATCATTTATTCCATCATTCATGTTTATGACAATATGGAAATCTATGAAAGAAGACATATTCATGTCAATCGACAATTCATTCAAAATCTTTGCATCTATGTCTTTGGTAAACAGATAAGTCTTCTTATTGGAACATCTTATACTGCGACATATCCGCACGATTGCATTAAATGCATCAGAGCTGTCTGTTTTACCGTCATTGGACGCGCCAAACCATTCCGGCATTAAGTATTTGTTTTCTACATTCCCTTTGATATTCAACGCATTTAAAAAACGCCCCCCCATTAAATTTTAGAATACACCCTTCAGGAATGCTTATCTCAGCGCCATCCAAATCAAAATCATACCTGATTTCATATATAGTATCAGGCTGATTTATCATTTCCTGGGTAAGAATATTCTTTCCACCAACAATATTCCTACGCAATATCTTATACCCCTTGCCGCTGAATCTGTCAGGACTAAAAGCACGGTCGGCAAATTTTAAAACACTTAAGCTTTCCCCTTTGTCTACAGACACAAGGTCTTCGTCGTCCGCAAGACCGGAACCGATAAAACTCTTTAGGGTGTTAGGAGTAGTAGAACCATTTTCCCTGCCTTCTTGAAATGGAAACTGCTCATTACCCGTCAAAACGTCTCTTTTGGGGAGTTGTCCAATTTGTTGTCCTTTTTCTGTTTTCTCTTCCATACTACTATTTATTTTTACTTGTAAGCAATATCGGCTTTCCGTTAGTCAACAACAATGGAGCGTCATTGGCTAATAATAAAGCCCCTCCGTCAGGAAATGGATGCGGCTTATTCCCGCCAGCACCGGGAAACCCTATGGTAAGTATGCTGATTACGGGAATGCCGATTATAGGAATGCTGATGTGAGGGGTAGTGATTGGTTTCATAGGCTATCCCTCTTTAATCATTTTGGCTTCTGACACTTTCGTAGCACTTCTTATTGTAATTTCCATACCTGCCGCTATGCCAATAAGACGAAATATCACATTGGGAGCCCCTAAGGCTTGATTGGCATTTGGGGAAAGCGGGATAGGATTCATGCCTTCAATATTGGCAAATACAGTCACCATTCCGCCCTTGTTCTTTATCTGTATGGTAACGGGATTGCCGTCACTGACAAACGTTGCGTAATACGCTGTTTTGCCTTCTTCTTGTTGAAATGATAAAACTTCTGCTGCCATGATGTTTACTTTTTAGAGTTATTCAAATAGTTCACAATTCCCTGCACATGCAAGTCCACTATTGCCCGCTTCCCCTCTTCCGATAATAAGAAGCCAACATCTTCCTTATTGTCTTGGAATAGGTTCTCTGTAAGGACTGCCGGGCACTTCGTGTGCTTCAAGATGTAGAATCCGCTTTCCTTATCAGGGTCGCCATCCGTCATATCCTTGCGTATCTTCATACCTGGCAAAAGTCGTCCGGCTGCCGCATATAAGCTATCAGCTAATTTATCGGCTTTCGTCTGACCTGCCGAAGTCCACGCTTCCCAACCACGCGCCTGCATCCATTCAGAGCCGCTTCCCGCTGCATTACAGTGGATGGATACGAGAATTACTTCACTTGCCTTGTATTCGTTTGCCCTGCGGCAACGCTCCGATAAGGGAACGTCTATTTCCTCTTTGACGATACGTTCGGCATCAACGCTTTGTTTGCGCAATTCCGCTTCCAAACGTGTGGCAATCTCACGGGCATACGCATATTCTTTCAATCTTCCGTCCGGTGAACACTTGCCCGGAGTGTTACTTCCGTGTCCGTTGTCAATCAATATTTTCATTCTGCACGTCCTCCTTGAAATATTTGTCATAAACCACACGAGCCACCCATCCGGCGACAACGCCGACACCGAATGATACAACAGTAGTCAAGTTCACCCAAAACGGAGTGTAGTGCATGTAAAGCATAACTCCCACGATGATAGCGATAACAATCGCTGCGATAATCAGTTTCTTTTTCATTTTGTTACTCCTTATCTTTAGTTATTATTTCATTCATATCTTCTTTCTCGACATCGAGCACTTTCTTTCCGAACAATCCCAACGCTTTCAGTAAGTTGAAATTATATCCCTTTGGCTTCAAGATATTGCTTATGATAGAGCAGAACTCTATGAAGCAGACAAACAAGCATGAATACACATCAATATTCCATTTATTGCCGGAAGCAATGTTTATCATCACCACCATACAAACAAAGGCAAAGTATGTCACCATTTTACCCATAGTACGGCGCACAGCACTTGAAAACCGAAATTCTTCACCCAATAGCAGGCATTTCCTTATCCCGAACATTAAATCGCATACAACGACTGAAAATGTTACTATCAGCCACGGTATCATGTGTTCCAATGACTGTGCAATAAAACTGCTTGCTATTACCGAGAAACCACCCGGTATGCTTTGGGTAATAATGTTATTCTTCATCTTATCGTTATTTGTCAATTATTCATATCTTGCCGTAGTATCTGAACCACGCTCCCCATTTACGTTCTTTCAAGTAGTTCGGATTGTCCTGGTTGAGTTTGGCTTCCATCTCAAATGCGCTCGCTCGATAGGCGTTGGCGTTTACCTTACCGCTGCCTATTATGTTGTCTGTAAACAGGTGGTACACGAAGCTTACAAACCATTCTGCCAAATAAAGAATGTAGTAGAATAGCGGGATAAGTAACAACCACCACGCACTGACATGGAATGCCAGCAATACGGACGGGATAGCCGCTATCTCCATACACTCGAAGAACTGTTTCTGATGTGTCCGTTCATGGCGTATGATTGTTTCGGACAACTCTTTCAACTTCGTAAGGATAAAGCCGAAGAGCATTATAGTTGTGTAGCTGCCAAATAGGATAAGTTTGGCAAACCAGTTTTCATAAAATACTTTTACTCTCATAATCAAAAAAGTAAACACTTTGTTATTTTATTAATATTATTGTTTTACGCATTCATTAGAACACAACCCAAACCGAAAATCCCTGTACTATCTGCAATATAAAATACACTATCGCCATTATTAACGACAGAATCAGTTATTTCTGTAACAAAATTATTGGATATAGACATCTTTTGTGTAATAGCTCTTATTGGAGTATTATCTTCATTAAAAAGACTAATAGCAGTAGGTGCTCTAAATGAATACCATTCGATATATTGTTTTTTTATTTCAGTTCTTACTGAATCTCGATATAAATAAATAGGGATACTACTAAGATTGCAAATAAGAACAAGTTGTATATTAATTTCTTCATGTACTAAATCATCTGCAAATGTAATATTATCAACAAGTTGTTTAATATCAAATTCTTTGCCTGCAATCAGCTTATCTCCAGCAAATAGCCCTGAGGTCAATTCTCCTATTTTTAACATAATCATTATCCTTTAAACGGTTACACAATATGCTGTATTGTCATCCTTAGAGCCAATAGCCTCGTACTCGGCAGCGGTTTTCTTGGTGAGAGTGGTGAGGTTGTCGGAAACGAGTATATCTTTTACTACGAAAAAATTTGTAGCATTTGAATTCAATGCAATAAAAATTCTTTTTGTAACTAAGCTAATATTATTTGCATCGGCAATAGAAGTATAAGTATAAATAAACGAAAGTTCATAAGCTCCATTATTGGGATTGCAATATGTGTGACTCGTACTTACTTTAAAGATTTCTTTTTCTGTAATTTTTAGGAATAAAATATTATCACTTAATAATCTATGTATAATATTTTTAAAATTATCAATGCTTCCAAATACAAGATTTATTTTTGATTCGGCTTCTCCTGCTTTAACTTCTTGATTTGAAGTTAACTGTTGGTGAGCTTCATTTGTAATCGTAAGCAAAATGTGTTTATCATCCACATACTTCTTCGTTGCAGGCTGGTAATCGCCCGTAGGGGTGAAACTTTCACTGTTGGTTTTGGTGAGGACGTCAGATTTTGCAGGAACTTCCGCCCAATCCCCATTCTTACGACCGTATGCCTTTCCATCAGTTGGCGCTTCATCTATGCCGCCTATCTTCCCCTGGCTTATCCATTCACCGTTCACCCATGCGTAGTAATCATAAGGAACTTCCGTACCTACGGCCATGAACCCGTCAACTGCCGAACCATCAGGAACGGCGGATTTCAAGGCTTCAAGGGTGGCGTATTCGCCGGCTACCTTAAATGATTTCCCAGGTTCTCCCTGTATACCTGGCTCGCCTTGTTCTCCTTTCAAAAATTCTAAAGGATAATTGACCACAGAAGATTTACTGTTGCTTCCTGAAGGTTTAAATGCAGGCAATGATGTTACATCATCCGCTTTGTCCGCATTCGGTACTTCATTAACCCCTATGGAGTTAGCCATAAGGCGGGCAACTATTTCTTGATAATCCTGTTCTGTCCAAGCCATAATTATTCCTGTTTATCGGTTACTTCTTCCGGTTGATTGTTGATAGCACGATTGAGCGCGTCAATGAAGAAAGGTTTGCAAAAAGCATTTGCATGCTCTTGTATCAGGGACACTTCTTCATCGGTATACTCTGTCTCTTCATTGGAGTTGTATATCTTCAAAGCGAGTGCATGCGATGCGATACCGTTACCGTTCCGGTATAATACATTCGCAAAATTCTCTCTACAATCTATATTTTCACAATGCTTACGGGTAATGTCCGTAGCAATCAGTAATTGTTTAAAATTTATCTTTTTCATTAACTTGGGTATGATTTAGTTAATCTTCCATCTTTATAAAAAGAAAGTCCGTCGATACCAAGAGACACTTGGTATCTTGACCCACTTAAATTTGAAATCATTGACAATGACCCTGCAAAAAGGGTGGTAGACCCAGTTAAGTTGCCATCACTTGCTATATTGTCTAATTTTAATCTTGGGTAAGTAACAGAAGTACCTCCGGCTCCACTATCAAGGAATGAAATTCCACCCACATCATATCCTTTTGAATTATAAAACTTTAGACTGTTTGAATTTGGGTCTATTTCTATTTTTGTACCTGACGAAGCGGTTGATATTTTGCCGACAATGCTAACATTCCCATTTTCGTCTACCACCAAAGAGTTGTTAGGAGTTCTTACATTTTTAAACACCCCGCTGTTTGCATTTATCTCTCCCGTAAAAGAGCCGTTATGACATTCAATAGAGCCATCTTCGTGTATCTTGATATTTCCATTGGCGGTAATTATGCCTTCCAACTTAACATGTTGCGACTTTAACGTTATACTTTCCGCCGACACATTAAACAAGGACGAAGCTTTTACTCCATTTTCAAACTCCGCAGCAGCCCAAATCTTGACACCATCCGCAGTGGTTAACCATCCCGCGCTTTTGCTTTCAAGATTGGATGTTCTTTTTGCCACAGCTTCAATCTTTTCATTAGTTTGGCTTAGCTGGGTTTCAAACTTTGTTATCATATCCTCGTAGGCATTATCGGTCAATGCTAACGAATGTATGTATATATCCCCCGTAAACTTCAATTCAAAGTCGCCCGTTCCGTCCCATGTGCCGGAATACTCTTTCATTCCGTATTCCTCGCCCGGTTCAAGACGTTCAGTGAAATGCAGGTTCTGACCGGGAAATCCTATTGTCAGCGTTCCGGCTGTAGCTACCCTGTACCGGAAAGAGATAAAGAACTTCTTCGGTTCTTCTCCTTCCTCATAGGTAGGCTTATTGGCTAAGTCCGCATTGGACTGTTTTATTCCGGAAGAAAGAATACGAAGCACGTTTCTATCCCCGTCTCTGATAATGGCAGCCATAGCATCCTTGCGGGAATAGAACTTGTCGTTAACCAATAAGAACTTCCCGTTTACAGTAAAGAAACGAACATTGTTCTTTGTCTCCCAACCGTTCGTATTGCTTGCAAATGATGCGTTATACAGATAATTATCCTTTGCCTGCACCTCGTCAAGCACTTTGGAGATTTCAGAGTAAATCAAATCTTCCAATATCTTGAACTGGGTCATAATGTTTATTCCCGTTTTCAAGATAAAGTCTCCCATGAACTTATTGCCTTGCGGACTGATAACCGTCACTTCCTTACCTGCTAAAGAATAAGAATTTATTCCTGCATACTGGTGGATACTCGGTGCATCATCGCCATATACGGACAAGGTGATTGCGTTCTGACGCTTCTTGTCTGTTCTGTTTCCGAGCTGTACAAGGCTATCGCCTTCCTGTGGTATGTCGCTGTTTGCATCACAGTCCGTCTTGCTAAGGTCTATGTAATCCTCACCAACGCCGACACATAAGCGCCAATAGTAACGGTTGGATACATTCTCGTAGATACCCGGCTTGATATTGAAGTCTTGAAAACGTATCTGGTCGCCTTCCTTGAACGGGTTCTCGATAGCCGTTTCTCCATCATCCACCAAAAGATAGCAACGCCAAAAATCCTCGTGTTCTTCCACCTTTCCGCATTTCATTCCGGCAGCGGTGAACATGTAGTTTCCGCCTGCATAAGAGAGCTTCTTTATCTCCAACTCGGAGAACATCGCCTTAATACGCACAAAGAGTTCGTCCACTTCAATATAGGATTTACCCGTCTTGCTGTCTACTTTAATAACAAAGCCTTCACCGAGAGCACCGGAAGAAAAGTTCATGGACTGGATGTAGTCTGAAAACAATCCACCTAAGAACTTTATTAAAAATCCAGCTTCGTCCGGTCTGTCTTTTCTTATAAAGAACTTGGATAAAGCCTCTATATCAAGAGCCTTAAAGTAGACAATTCGGTCGGCGGAAGTCCTGATGAACAGTGCTGGGTCGGCATCTGCGACGCATATATATATTTCCCCGAGATTCAGACCTTGTAAATGCTCTTCATCACTCGGAGATAAAGCAGGGGGAGCTGCCTGATTGTTTTCATTAAGAGCATCACCAAACCATAATATTTTACTAAGCCTTTTTTTCATACCTCAACCTTATCAACATTAGTAAATGCAGCTTTTTCTGCGCTGAATTGCAACATCTCTCCATCTTTGGCGTGGTCTATCAGGAATGCAGGGAAAGAGGCGGAAGAACCAGCTTCAGGAGAGCCGCCAATACCTGCAATATCGTTATTCTGCAATTCAAGAGCCATATTTATATGGAACAGCTGGCTATCTTCAATAACTTGCGTCATTTCCGGAACAGAACTTTCCGAACGGACATATCTTGTCCCGTCAATTTCCACCATAGAAAGGCATAAAATACGGTTTATGTGTTTTGCAAACCAATAAGGGACGCCGCTTGAATTTCCTATCGTAAGATTATACACATCATAAGGTACTGCGTATAATTCTTCTATCTCTTGCATTTGGTTGCGATATTGCTCATTATCTATTCGAGGGGAATATCCTCCAGGTTTAAATCCTGCTTCCACACGAAAATTAAATACTTGCTGAATATCATCTACCCAAAATATGTTATCAAAAGCGGAGTTATTGCTTTTATGGGAATAACGGATAAGTACAGTTTCCTCTAACAAGTCGTCAGAGGAGCATACAATAAAAGGTTCTGATGTATATTCGTTGATTGTAACCGTATATACGGCATCCTCCAAGTCTCGAAGAATGGCGTAATACATCACTACATTGTCATTATGATTATATGTGGAAAGTGATATTGGTGTAGAATTTCCTGCGGCAAGATTGTTCAGGCTCGCTGAAACTTCCTCAGAAGCATTAGTGAATACCTGTATATGGATTTTATCAGAAGCGTGGAACTTCTGAATATAGTCCATATCAAGCCCAAACTTATCTTTTACAGGTGAGAAAAAAAGAGGGCAAACATCACCAACTTTTACCATGTCCTTTCGTCCTTTTATAGTGACGTGCAACTTCACACATCATGCGCAAATATACATACTATTTAGACCAATTCCAAATAATACCTTATAAAATAACGAGTGCCTGATAGACTTATATGGAATCTCCTCATCTATTAATCCACACTCTTGACTATCAAATAATATTTTACCGCTTCCGGTCGTCCATAATTATAGCTTGCACTTTTTACGTAGCCTTTATAAATATGTCCGTTCTTTTCCACCCGAATGTAACCCGTCAAGTCTGACGGTATTTCCAAATCTCCGGTCTTGACGGAAAGTTCTCCTACTGTGAACAGTTTGTTTCCCAATACAATACTCGACCTTTCGCTAACTCCATTGATTGTCACATCACTGTTACCGTCAGATGATGTAAACTCCAACGCGTTGGCAAAAGCACCTATATACCTTGCGTTTGCTTCAATCATAAACCTTTGGGAGTACATGGCATTGAACATAGTAGAAGGAGATATGACACCGGATATTGTATATCCATCCCTTACAAGCTTGTATTTTTCTCCGTCAAGTGATGCTCCAACAAAGAATATATCATTATCACTGTCGCTGTCAGTCGTATCTTCACCTCTTTTTTCCGCAAGAAATTCCATACCATAAACATCGGCTCTATATGGGCTAACTAATTCCAATACGTTATCTGTCAATGTAATGCCGGTGGTGTATTCATTGGTAAAGCGGAATTCATCGCGACCATTTACACTATCGTAATCCTGTTTGTCATACCCGACTTTTACCCCCGAATAAACCAGTCCGGCATTCACATTGTATTCCAAATCGGAAGTGCTGTCCTGCAAGTCCTTTATTTCTGTATCTTGGAATAAAGTATCACGATGAACAAATGTCACCTTCTCGTCACCGATTACAGGGACAAACCCAAATTCCGCGCTCATCCAATTGGCGAATTTGGTATAAGATGTATATATTTTGGCATTGGGAAGTCCTCGTATGCTTTCTGCCGGAACTATCATCGCCATGTCTAAACGCTCATCTACTCCGGTGGCGATTTCACCCGTTACATTGTTCTTATCAGTTATAGACCTCAGTAAACGGTTAAGCAATACTTTAGGACTGATACAATCTATTTTTACAGATTTTCCACGCTCGGAAAAACTTATATTTAACGGTGTGTCAAGACTGTTGAATTTAAAATTAACGGGAAAATTTTGATATATAGGGTCAGATTTTGCAAGTGCTATATTGAAATTAATCATCTCACCTGGAGATATTGTCAAATTCTCATCAATATCGACAGTGTATGTATTAAATGTTTGAATTGTAGCGGATTGATAATATATTTTAAGCTCTTTACTATTTTCATTATAAGAGGAAAGCCGTATATATATCGGGAAGGATACGCCTGGTCTCTGATACGTAATGAATACACTGAATTTTACTTTTATCCGTATGGTCAAATCCCTGTCAGATATATTTTTGAACAGATATTCTCCGAATAGACTTTCCGTACTTTCAAATCGGTTTTCAGCCGTATCAAAAACCTCTACAATGTCCTTTGTTGCAATTTCCGGTTGTCCTAACATATAAAAAGGAATAGTATAATAAGCATTAGGATAAGCAGTCATTACATGGGAAACATTAGGCTCCTCTGCGTCACTTGGTATAGACCATTTTATATCACTGTTCATTAACAATCTGTCATAATCCAAAGGTTGGGACTCCTTTATTTCTTTTACCGGGTATTCATACTGCGTGCCTTTCTTTGCCTTAATCAAGCTTGCGAGACTGTTGTCGACGGCATTTATTTCGCACGTCGTATCATTGTAGGAAAATGTGGAGTAGTCCAAAGCGCATCTGAACTTTTCATTTAACAGCCATGAGTTATTCCGGGTATAAAACACGAGTGTTGCGGATGAGTTCAGGTAATTCGACAAATATTCTTTCAGCAATAGCGAATAAGCGCCGTTGGCAAACTCAAATTTTGTGGAAAAACTACGAACAACTCCGTCATAATCCCCTCTCTTGAAAGACATCTCTACATCGTCCCAATTAACAAGCTCATTTGTGGCGTCATATGTCATTCCGCCTATCAACAGTTCACATCTGTAATACATATCTATTTCTTTTTTGAAGTTGAACGTATCATAGCATCTATGTCATCACACATACGCCTGACCATATAGGCATATTCTTTGGCGGAGAACGTGTTTTCATCAATGTGCATTTTTACATGGGACATTAAAGAAACGCGTTCTTTGGTAAAATATTCCCTATCCATTTTTATTTTCCCTATATCCGGAGATGTTTCCTGCAATTTTGCAAGGCGGTAATTGTCAGAAGCGGAAACGCTGCTTATCCGGTTCTTTATCTTATCATGTTCGTCCTCTCTGAATTTATAACCCAAAGCAGACATGACTTCTACAGCATCACTCCAGTTTCCGGAAGAAATGAGTTCCTGACATATGGCAAGACAATTTAATCGGATTTGAATTTTCAGCACTTCATTTTTCCGGTTTATTTGAGCGGAAACAGACTTTCCCCCTATTATTGATAAGTATTCATTGCATAGCTTCTCGGCCGCCAAAGCCTTTTCTCTGATACTATATCTTCCGCCTTGAACAACCTTATCAATATCCCCCAGGAATATGTCTATAAAGCGGGAAAGGCATATTTTGTTTAAGTCATTATATATCATATCTTATACTCTGCTTGAAATCCAATTATAATCCGCAATATGGTTGGCTTTCTTCATAATCCGACCAATGTTCTGCAATTGTTTGGTATTGCTTTCCATCTTTCTTTCAAGTCGGCTGTAATCGTTGTTTACATTAACAACAATCCCCTCTTCTCTCATATTCTTTAGCTTTTGTTCCAATAAACCATAATCCGATGTAAGTCCTCTACGGTCATAAATATATGATAAATCAGGGATTACCTGCGCATGCGCCGGAAGGTCTACCAATGTCGGCTTATCAGGAGTGATAAAAAGCCCGTTATTAGTTACGATACCCTCTTTCTTGCCGCCATCACCTACTATTGCCAAACCGCCGGGATGGTCTTTTGTCCCTTTGGCGTATTTGGGAATGGGCTGGGCTATTATGGTCGCCAAGCTAACTGCTCCTTGTGCTATAATTAATGGGATTATCCCAGGAGCAGCGAATGGATTAGTCCATGCTTTCATTATAGCTAAAGATGTAGCCATTATCGTTTGTATAATATTGTTAGCCTTGTCAAACTTTGCTTGCTTCTCCTGCAATGCGGCTTTTTTCTTTTCAAGCTCCGCATTTTTCTTTGCTGTTTTATCCTCCGCGGCACGTTTACGAGCTTCCGCTTCTTCGGTGGAGATTGCACCATTTTCTTCAAGTTTTTCTATTCTTTCGACTTCTCTATCATATGCTTCATCATTAGCATCTTGTTCAGCTTCCACTTCTTCCATCTTTCTTTCAAAAATAGCAGTTCCCAAATCTGCAAATCCTCCCAGTAAATCAGATATAGCTTGAATAGTTTCTGCTATTTTATCCATTTTCCTCTTGTTAGCTTCAGCTGATTTATCTACTGCGTTTATTTCTGCATCCCTAACCTTTTCTGCAAGGGCAATTTCAGCTTGTGCTATCTTTTCTTTCAATTTTAATCTATCTTCTTCCGATAGACCTGGTGTATTTAGTTGTTCTTTGGCTAAATCAATGGCTAATTGTGCTTGCTTTATAGCATATTTTTCTGTTATTTCCTGCTTCTTCCTTTCATAATCTTCTTTATTTATTAAACCTTGAGAATATTGTGCAGCTGCTTCATCTAATTCTTTAGACATTGCAGCATTTATAATAACCGATTGAAAAGAATAAGATTCTTGTATTTTCTTATTCTTTTCAGAGGCGTACCTTTCTTCTAAATCTAATCGTTTTCTTTTGTACTTCTCATCAACAAGAAAAACATCTTCTCCGTTTTTTATAGCAGCATTTATAGCTTGCTCCCTTTCGTTATCGAGTAATTCCAATCTTAATCTATATTCTTCTTCGCTCCCTTTTTTTACAATGTCTAATTTATGTTCAATTTGAGACTTTTCTTTATCAAGTCCATAGGATAATTGTTTATCTTCCAAAGCTTCTTGCATTGCTTTTGCAAGATTTTCTCTGGTTGCTTGTTCTTCCTTAGAACTGCCTCTAATAGCTGCAATTCGCTTGTTATAATTCAATGATATTTTAGCAAGTTCTTTCTCTAATCCCTCATCCATTAAATCCAGTTCGGATTGTTGTAAAGCTTCACGAATGCGAATACGCTCTTTAGCGGCTTTTTCCAAAGCTTTCTTTTCTTTATCCGTTAATATTCCATTATTGCCAGCATCGGACGCGTTACTCCCTGCTAAATCAATTTTATTAAGTTGGTTTATCAATGATTCTGTAATAGACGATATTGCTTTTTTACCGGCAGCGGCTTTAGTTGCAACATCAATTTCCTCCTTAATAACACTATTTGTTCTTTTCCATGAAGTTAGAATAGTAAAAAAACCTCTATTTTTTAATTCATCTTCCAATTTATTGCGGTTGGCAATAGCTAATTGATAATCAGTATTTTCAAACTCAAGTCTTGATTTCAAAGTTTCAATGTATTCTTCTTTAGCTTTTATGGCGGCTTCATCGGCTTTCATACCAGATTGTACATATTCTTGATACAAATTTTGCATGTTTCTTGCATTCTTTTCAAGAATATTGGATTTAGCCATTTCATTTTGAGCCATAGCAACTGCTCTATTGTTATAATCATCTTGTAGCTGATTGGCGTCCTTTAATTGATTAGCTACATTCCTAATACCTCTTGCAAAAAAATCAATAACATTCTTTGCTGGTCCAGTGGATTTTTTGAAAGATAACATAAATGCTTCCCATGCCGAAGACAATCCAAGAATTGCTCCTTGTACATTATCCCCCATAGTATTTGCCATGTTCCCAAGTTCTTCTTCAACTCCTGTTATCTGTTCTCTTAAAGGGATAAGCGCATCAATATTAGTAAGCAATGTATTGAATTGAGCCACACTTCTTTTATCAGTGAGTTCAAGCGTAGTATTTAAATCCACACCTTGCTCTTTTAACTTCTTCAACCCATTCACAAGTTCAGGCAATGTTTTTACCGCTCCACCTAATGATTTAGCCAATAGTCCATTACTATCAGCAAGATTAAGGAATATATTTCTTAAAGCTGTCGCGGCCATAGACGCATCAAATCCAGAGTCTGCCAATTTCCCTAATAAGGCTAAAGTATCTTCTATCTGAAAATTGAAAGCTTTTGCCACTGGACCCACAATAGGCATCGCTGTTTGCAAATAAGAAAAAGACAAAGCGCTCTTGGTTGTAGCAACAGCCATTGCAGATACATATCGTTCCGTTTCTGATGTGTCTGCATTAAACATTCTAAGTGCAGCACCTGCAAGAGCTGCTGCTTCTGGCAACTCTGCGCCAGTAGCTTGGGCAAATTTTAAAATACCCTCCGTTGATTGCAAAATTTCATTTTTAGAAAATCCCAATTTAGCCAGTTCTATTTGTAAGGCAGTAGCTTGTGATGCTGTATATTTAGTTGCCGCACCTAATCGTTGAGCATCAGTTGTCAAGTCTTTTATATTTTTAGATGTAGTACCTAAAATTGCTGCTAATTTGCTATTTGCAGCTTCAAAATCAACAATAGATTGAGCACCTGACTTAAATAAACCTATGAGCTTTTGGAACCCACTGATAACAGCTTGTGCTCCAACCATTCCCTTTACCATAGAACCTACCCCAATTCTAACTTCATTGAGTCCGCCTGCTACATTTGACCTTAAGATATTTCCATATCCTTTGGCGACAATTCCTAAATTTTTAAACGTCTTATTTCCGTTTTGTAATTCGACTATTGCAGCCTTTATTTCGTTCTTATATGCCCCAATAGCCATCTTTTGCTTAGTATATGAATCAGTATTTCTGCGTATATACTCTGTATTCTTAGCTATCTGATTATTTAATTGCTGACGCACTTTGTTGTCTTTATCTTCTGCATCAGTAACTTGGGAAACTGCAATGCGAAGCAGTTTATTTTGCTCTTTTGCCTCATTAATAGAATGAACCTCTTTATTTGTCAAAGCAATAGCTTCTTGCGTGGTAATTTTAAGTTTCTTCTTTTCTTGATTAAGCATCTTTTGCTGCTTTAATCTTTCCGTTTCTACTTTAGCCGCTTTTAACTCTGCTTGCGCATTTAAATCATTTGCTTTAGCCTGCTCCAAAGCTTCTTTTGTGGCTTTTTGGGTCTCCTCTGCAATGTTTTTTAAAAGAGCCTTATATTCATTTTGGATGTTAGCAAGTTCTTTCTCTGTTGTAATTAACTTTTTTTGATTCTCTTCAAATAATCTTGCCTTATTAGTCAAGTCGTCATAATTAGAAACCGGAATACTATAAGATTTAGCCAGTTCTTTCCCTAACTCCGCATATGCTTTTTTAACTTCCGTAAATTTATTAGTCAGGCTGGTTAGTTGATTTAAAGCTTTATCGCTTACTACATCGGTAATTACAAACTCGTTTGCCATAAGTCCTAATTTTGAGTGCCATGCAACATCACATGGTGATACAAAGATATTGAATTATTTAGAATTTTCTAAATAAGAAAGGCAAAAATGAAAACCAGAAAAAGGAAGAGAAAAAGAAAAAGCCAAACTTAGTGTCTGGCTTTATTATTTATAAACTGTTTAAATAAGCAGTTGAGAGGAAATGCATATACAGTTTGTTATATTTTCATTCTTCTTTCATTTTTGATAAGAAAAAATCTAAATCTTTTTTTTTCATGGTTAAATACCCATTACTTTTTTTGTCTTGAACAAATATCACTGTACTTCCAAGCACTTTTGATAAACTTACTTCAACATTATTTATTTCATCGGATACATTTTCTCCTTTATAAGTATTGTATAGTTTTATGGCTCCTTCAAAAAAAGAAATCACATCTTCTTTCTTGCCATACAAAGGAGATACAATATCTATAATTCTACTATATTCCGAATTTTGCCCCATGAGGAAATATATAGGTTCTCCCCCGTCTACAATTGTTTTATTGATAAATATATTTCCTTTTTTTGCAATTTTTTTTCTAATAGTTTGTGAATTTCCCAAAATGGGAATAAACATTAAAATGGTCAGTAAAAATAATATTTTTTTCATGATGTATATATAAATTAATGATTATACTTATGTTGCCAACAATATAAACTACCTTTTTCAGCTTTTCTTTTACATCTTGTTCCTTTTTTGGTTATAGCAATACATCTCTCCGAAATTCCTTCATTTGTGTTATTATTCCCATTATAATATTTATTCCAAAATTCATATACTGTTCCATTATTTTGATATATCCAAAAACTTTTTCCGTTTAAAATTTCTCCAAAAAGTTCTCCATTATCATACCTAACTTTATCTCCTTCAATATATCCACAGACAGAAACGCTCTCATTTGAATTTTTATCTACTCGCATTTCTATTTTTACAACTCCTTCATTGTTTATAATTTCACATCCTCCTTTCGCATCTGGGAAAAAATTAGATTCATCAAAACAGCTTCTTAATTCGTAATCCCCAACAAATTGCGATGCATCTATTTTTTCTTTAGAAGAAGAACAAGCCGCTAATAAAAATATAATAAGTGTAAATATCGTATTTTTCATACAAATATCTATTTTTTTAAGTTTTGTTTGCAAAGTAATTCCTAATAAATCATTTTGACAATATTTTTAACGGAAATCTTTGTAATTTAGACTGGTTATAAATAGCTTTTCACTTCTTTTTCCCAAATAGTTCGGAATGGCTTCCAAGTTTAAGAAGCTCAATCTCCGTCTGTATCAAAAGATAATTATGCTTTATATGGTGTCCCATTTTCATAAAGAAATTCAGGGGCAATGTCCGCACCGTTTGCCCAAAATACTGTACCGTCAACCCCGTAACGCTCAAACTCGCTTTCATCTTTCAGTTCCTCGAAAGCCGGATATTTCAGGAGTGGCGTTAAATCTACTTTTCTTCTTTCTCCATTGTTGAACGTACACAAAAGAGTGTATTTACCCATGTATTCAGCGGATTCTACTAATAGTATCATAACCTTTATTTTTAGCGTTTAATCTTTTCTATTTTCTCACCGTTTTGCGCCTTTTCCCAAATTTCAAGTAATTGCGCTTCGTGGGTGTCTATGTATTCATTTATCAGTCGGATAGTCTTTGCTGTTCCCTTACCTTCTACCATCCTATCTTTGATAGTGATAGTAAACCAGTTGCCACCGTCTTTAATGTGCAGGTGTGGTGGGTTGTGGTCTTGCCCGTACATGTATATCAAAATACCCCGAATAATGTCTATTGCGCTCATGCCTTTTCTGTTGTTGTTTTGAATGAGCCAAAATCTGTCGTATCAATAACCCCGGCATATTTACCGGAACGCGCCTCGTTTATGGCTGCAACCGTCTCTTCATTAGGTTCTGAATACATTGCATCCATCAAGGTGCTTTCTACAAAATTATTAAGGCTTCTGTTTGCCTTCTTAGCATGTTCCTGCAAGATTTGCAATAAATCCTCACGCAAGCGGAACGAAGTTTGTTTTCTTACTACTGCTTCCATATTATTATTTGCATTACATTGTATTATATTGTACAGCAAATATAATACAATATTTTGGGCGACCAATCAAAAATAAGAAAAAAGTAATCCAAATAATTAATTTTCTAATAAGAGGTTTGCTATTTCAAAGATAAGGGCTATCTTTGCGGTGCTTGATACAACATAATAACTCTTGGGCAAAATAAAGCGAACAAATTTTGTACAAGATATTGGGAAACCCTCTAAGGTGGCAGAAAGGAAACAATCTGCGACTTCTATGCCCTGCGTATGTTGTGTCAAGCACACCTACGGAGGGTTTCTTTTTATCATAATTCGTTATAATATGCTTGACACAACGAATGAGTTAATTCCAAATCAGAAAGGTATGACCTCTCTTCAAATAGCAGAGGTCACGGGTAAAAGGCATGATGCTATCTTACGAGACATAAGGAACTTACTCAAACAAGGAGTAGCTGCCCACAATTTTGTGGAGACCTCTTACACTGACAAGTCTAATAGGCAAAGTCCTTGTTTTAATCTCACCCCTAAAGGCTGTCTTATTCTTGCATCAGGTTATGATGCGGTTCTGCGTGAAAGAATAATCAACCGTTTAGAATACCTCGAAAATGAGAAAAAAGTTATCAAGACTCCACAAACTTATCTTGAGGCATTGGAAGCGTTAGTAGCTTCTGAAAAGGAAAAGGAACAACTCCGTATTGAAACAGAGCAGCAACAAAAGCAAATCGAGCAGAAAGATGCAAAGATTACCAAACTCCAGCCTAAAGCCGACTTTGCCGAAGCTGCCTTCAGGGCAGAGGGTAAGGTAGACATAGGTCAAGCCGCAAAGATACTCAATCTCGGTTTTGGGAGGAACACCCTTTTCGGGAAGCTAAGGGATGCGGGCATATTCTTCAAAGACAGGAACGAGCCGAAACAAAAGTATATTGACGCAGGCTACTTTGAAATGACGCTGTTGCCGCCAATACGCAGAGACAACCACCCTGACATATTATGCCAAAAGGTGTTTTGCAAACCAAAAGGTCTTGCTTATATTAACCATCTATTTGGCGGAAAGCCTTCTGATGGGAAAATAGCAAAAATCAAATAGCATTGAAGCATAAACATTTACAGGTACGGAGTAATGACGTACAGCTATAACTATACCCAAAAACATATTGCCACGTAAACAAGCATAGATGCACGTTGAGGTTCGACCAACGTTCACGTTATGATACCCCGTCAGCAATACGGCTGGCGGGCAGATGGCAGAAATAACGACTAAAACAAATATTCATCTATTATGGAAATCAGCACAGCAATGATGCAACACATCCTCCGATTGACGGAAGGATATACGGATTTATTGAACGAACTTAAGGAAGTCAAGGCGGAACTTGCAGAACTCAAAGGAGAAAAGCCCAAGAAGCCGACAATTCATGAAACCAAATACCCACACATGAGTATAATAACCAGGAAATGATTGTATAAGGCGGGAGTTATCCCGCCTTTGTTCTGTTTTTAATATTTTTCAATTTAAAGGCAGAAAAATTACGGGGGTTATACAAAAAACAGTGTTCTTTTTTTAATATCAGAACCAAACATATTCAATCAGTTTCCCGTTGAACATTTCGCCTCTCGGGCAAAAATTGAAAACCCCGTCTTTCTCATAAAGGATATATACTTTCCCCTCCATCTTTGCGGCTTTTCTTGCAAGCGAACGCATCTTAGCTATATCTGCCATTCTCTTTTTGTTTTCACACGCACATCCCATTATAAACCGAATTTTCTAAAATAATCCGCAATACCTTGCTTTATATGCCTTTCCATGAATGCCTTTCTTGCATAAGAACCGACCTTGTAAATCGCCTGTCCGTATTTCTTTTCTATATCACCGCTAAAGCTTATCCCCACACTTTCAATCCTCAGTCCCTTATCTATCGGTACGGCTGTAATAGAATCGTGAAATTCACCCGTAATTATCAGGTTTGGCGTCCCTTTTGAACTTACAGGAGCGTTTATCAGCGAAGAATACATAAGCGGGGCTACCCTTTGCTTGAAAGCTGCATAGCCTTTGGCGTTCTTATACCAATACCCCGCTTCTTTGGTATTGAAATACGGGTCATTAAGGTAAGTAGGGCGTAATGGTTTATCATTTCCGTTAATACCTGACCATAGTTGTTCTACAATATATTGGGAAACTTCTTCTCTGTTTTTTACCATAATATCCCGTATCATCGGTTCAAATCCGGTAGCAAACCGTCTGAAATTTTCTTCTGCTTCAATAATGTTAGCCATAGTCAAGACAATTTAGGGGCGAATGAACGCCCCTAATTAAACGATACCACCATCATAATATACAATCATCTTTTTTCTGTCTTGCCGCACCGGAAGATGCTATATCATCGTAGATGGACGAAAGGGTTTTCTCCCTTTCTTCGGGCGGTCGGTCAAGAAAAAACACATTCTTATGTGTGTTTATGAAGTCCCTCTTCTTCATATTTCTCACCCTCTCTTCATTGAATGTTACACCTTCTACTATCATGTCCAAGCCTCAATACCTGTAATTCCGGCTTCTTGCAATACAGAGGGAGATGCAAGGGTAACGGGGTCCTCGCCAACGGTAGTAATGACCCCGTTAGCATAAGAAGCACTTGTCGCCCCGTCCAACGCTTTTTCTGCATTCTTTGCCAGTAATTCACCGTAATACTCCGTAATATCCAAATTTCCGAAGTGCTCAATCAATTTATACTTGTTTGGTTCCGTTGATACCAAATCGACATAAACCAACCCTTTCAATGCGTCAACGACATCAAAATCATAAGCTCTCACATCCGCATTCTTGATATATTTCTCGTAATCCTTGAACATGGTTGCGATAGTCAAGTTGGCTTCTGTACCGGAAGAATCCCAATCCTGACCGCCCGGATAAACGCCGGACAGTGGAATGCCTGCCAAATCTTTCGTACCGTCATTCATTCCGTAAATGACGTTGTTCTCATCTACAAAATAAGCATCAAATGCCACATTCTTTGCCACCATGATGTTTGCTTTCAAGCTGGCATCGTAGTCCTGCAAAGTCCATACATCATTTTTAGCTGAATAGCTTGTGATTTTAGTAGGGCCGTATCCCGTAGCAGAAGTTTGAGCCTCTCCACCGGAAGGTGCATATTCCACAATCGTTTTGATAGGGAATATTCTTCCCGGACGGTCTGCATGGCAAGCCTTTTCAAAGGCTTCCGCTGTTTTCTCTGTAGGTATCTTATGACCGTGAATAGTCAGTATGATAGCTTTTATTTTACCGGGGTCAAGCACACACACGGAACTACCTGTATTAAAAGTTGCAACGCCCGGACACTTTCTATAATCTGTTGCCATAACATTTTACTTCTTTAATGGTTAAATTTACATTTTTCATCTCGATAGCATCAATAAAATCACTGAATGGCTTCCCGTCTTCTCCTATAACTCCAACCCTGCCATATCTGTAGTTTTCAATGTAGGAATGTGGAACCACATCATTGTAACTACGGACAATGTTTATGTCTTTCTTGATTTCATCCAAGAAAAGATTGTATATAGGTCGCAATACCTGCTCAAAGGAAGTTTTTTGCCGGTCTTCATTCGAATACCCTTTCAAAGTGTTTACCATAATAATAAACTCCAGGCTAACCTCTGTCTCGGCAGAACTTCTATCTTCCGTGAACGGAGAATAAAGACATATTATAGGAAACTTCAATTTACTTGTCTTGGGGCTTTTACCCCATAAAGTTAATTGATTGCTTATGTAGGCCCAGTCTCCGAATAAAAACGACACATTGCTTCCGTATCTTTTCGATACCTTTTTTACAATGTCCGCAAATATATCATTTACCGGCTTCATATTCCCATACAGTTTATTTTACGCAACATACATGGATTGAAACATACACCAGCATATTCCTTTCCTTGCAAAAGTTTATAAACACGCTTGTTCATATTTACCATATCATTCCATGCCCTAATTTGCAAAACTTGTGGAGAAACAGCATCTCCATCGGCAGAAGTTACTGTTCCCACATTTGTTACGCTGTAATTACCGTCCGCTATATACTTGAAAAATATATAGCAAGCAATAGGGCTGTATTTTTCTGATAAAATAGCAAGCAGCCTATCCCATTTATCATCAACGCTATCTTCTTTTGAATCTTCTTTTGAGTTAAGATAATCGGTAAAAGCCTTACACATATCCTCACCAAGTATACGAATCAAATATTCCTGTTCATATACGGAAATATATGATTCTATTTTGCCCAACTCCGCATCTCTTGTTATAGAGGGAGCGCCAGTGTCAGGATTTATCCCGACACTCAGCAACCCGGTGAAAGATTCGTAGTCAATTATCATACCGTATCTTTTTTCGCAGATTTACGTTTAGTGAACAACTCCTCGCAACCCAACGCTCTGGCATCATTAATCAGTTCGTTTGTCGCTTCAATTTTACCCTCGGCATAAAACTTGCTCGCAAGAGCCATTCCGACTGAAACTTCATCGCCTGTTTTATACTTCACACCATCCTTGACAAATGTTACGTTATAACGCTTAGTCAGGTTTATTCTATATTCTTTTCCCATAATTATTCTCCTTATGCTTCTTGAGTGATACCTTCTATTACAGTAGAGAATGTGTCCTTTACAAATGCGGTCTTATATTGCGACTTGATATAACACATCAGCCTCTTCTCTGCGATTACAGTCACGATATTCTTGCGGAAATCGTCATTCTCCCATCCTAAGGTAATAGACAATACCCACAAGTCACGAATATTCAAGTATGAGAAATCACCCATGATGAAATCTCCTTGTTTTACTGCTGTGGTCGTTTCTACACGCAATCCCTGAATCAATTCATCTCCATATCGGAATGGGCGGAGATATTGACCGTTAGCATCCTTAGCCAACTGCATGGACGCGTAATCCAATGGGTTCATCAGTACAAGGTTCGGACGATAAGCCATTTCGCTGGTGGATACAATTTGCGAATATGCAGCCACAAGAGCATCAAACATATTTGGCTTCTCAACATAGAAAGTAGAGAGAGAGAATGCCGGCATATCCGATGCAACGCCTTTTATTTCTCCACTAGAGCCATTGCCTGACAAAATTCCCTGCTCTTCTTTGATTCCAAGTTTATTTACCATTTCCGTTTCAACTTCATTGACGAAGCTGGGAAAATCCGACAGCGTTTCCTCTGTAAATTTAGCAGCAATAGCCACTTTGGCAGCGGTTATTGTTTTTTCTGTCAATGTCGCATCCATCAAAGGCTTTAGCCCACCTTCAGGAACCCATGCAGCATCTCCGTCCTTGCTTGTATATTCCGCATAAACCAAAGCCCTATTATTTGTGCTTGATACATTTGCATATTTTCTAATGACGGTTTGCGCTCTCGGATTGACTGATAAATTTGGGTCAACCTCAAGTCCGTAATGCGGAGCAAGGGACCCGGAAGTAATAGTTGCAGCGTCTTTCTTTTCCAGCACAAGATTTAATCCCAACTTATTGCCGGGAGCCGACTGACAAGCCGATTTCAAATCAAGAGACATAACGCCCTTCTTGTCCGCAGCAATATACTCCTTGAGCTGTTCGTGTAGCTGCTCATAAACAGATTTAATCTTTACCTCCCCGTTTTTACCTACTTCGGTAGAAGCCTTTACACGTAAAATGGCATTCTCCAATTCATTAACCTTCTCCTCAAAAGTCTTTTTGTCAATGCCGGCAAAATCCTTTTCCTTGATGTCATTTATGGAATCAGCGGCATCCTTTATGGATTTACGCAAATCTTCCAATTTCACTTCATCCGCAAGATAGCCTTTCACTTGTTTTTCAAAGGCTTCTCCCATTTTTTCGTCCAAAGATTCAAAAAACTTCTTGTTTTCTTCGGACAAGCCGGATGTGTCCATAAGTTCTAAAAATCCTAATTTCATACCGATTTTAGTTTTAATAAATTACATAATGATTTTTCTTCCGTTTTGCCATTACTGCCGGCTTCCATCCCTTTGGGTGGAGCAGGTATAACACCGTCCGGCCTAAAAGATGCAAGTGACATTGCTTTGGCTATAATTTTTTGCAAACACTGTTGCTTGGTTGTACTCATATTTTTACATAACAAGGAAATTTCACCGCTTAAATCCTTATAAGCGTTTTCGTAGTCTTCAATTGACTTCAACCCCAAATACTCAGTTTCTCCATTACAGCCAATTGATACTACCGATATTTCATACAGCTTAACCTCTCTAACAATCAGGGCTTCTTTTTCGTAATCCCATTCGCAATTCTCCCATACATACTCATAGCCAATAGAGAATTGATTAAGCGTGCCTGACTCAAGTTGTTTTATGGCCCTATCTCCAAGTTCAATCTCATCTATGCGCGCCTCAAAATAAAGCCCTCTATCATCTTCTTTCAATTCTGTAATAAATCCCAAAGGCTCTGACATGTCGTGCATCCAAAGGAGTATAATTTTGTCATTTGCCTGGCTTTGCGGCCCTCTTTCATTGATACTTTTTGAAAAGCAACCTTTCAATAGAATATCATGAGCCTTATCCATGTTTCCGAATACAGCAGCGTATCCGCTGATAGTCCGGCTTTCGGGGCTATATTGGACATCCTTCGAGTTTATGGAGAACAATTTATACTGCATCCCCATCTTATCTTTGTATTTATTTGTCATTGTTTCCATTTTCCTTACTGTTATTGACGTTATTTTCAACAGATGCACTGCTTGCTGCACTGCTATCAAAATCTCCTTTTGGATTATCCGGGTCAATATCTATGTATTTTGCAACTTCTATACGCGCCTCATCATGTGTTATCAAAGACTTATCTATCAATCTCTGTAAGGCATCAGCAACTTTAACCAAAGTATTGGCTTCTGTCTCCTTATTGGTTTGAAGGCATTCAACATCTGTAAAATCAATCTTAATAAAAACACCTTCCGGACATATGGCTTTTGAAAGACATTCTGCTATCTTTCGGCTATCTGGAATGATTACGTCCTGATAAGCCTTTTTCCCGGCACTTTCAAGGTTGTCGTATTTGGCGTCCGTAAAAAGATTGGCATTTATACCCATTGCATTGGCAATCTTATCTGTACACCTCTTATCCTCTTCATGAAGTTTTAATTCATCAGCATTAAAATCAAGAGGAAGCCATCCTAATTTGTAACGTGTCACCAAAATGGGATATTCCTTGTTTACTAAGCCATAATCACGTTTAAATCTGTCCTTTATATCCTTTTCATCTTCCGAGGAAAGGGCAACATTTCCCATCTGGTCAGTATAATCATTATAGAGCACGCCTTTAGGACCACCATTTACAAGCAATGTATGGCTTGCAGACATAGAAGCTACCCAGTTTGATATAGGCTGAGAAAGGCTATCTGAAACGGACTCAAATTTGACATCAGCAGTCGCACCGCTATTTATTACTATATTGCTGTCATATATTACAAGGTATTCATAATCCTCCAACTCTAATCGAGTTCCGTTACAGTCTATATATACACTTGATATAATATTTTTCAGTTCGTATTGGCGAAACACCTTACCGGTTCCTTCCATATGGAAAATCTCAGGTGGAATTATCCACATTGCCTTAGGAGTGCTTGTTTTTGTCGCTCTAACAAGAACAATTGGACAATAGCCGAATACCTTAAGACATATTTCAATTTGCTTTATAAATGAAGAGAATGTTTGCAGCGGATTGGGAGCGTTGAGTATATTACGTATATCGGCAAATGTCCTTTTTTCATTTCCATCCTTATCTACCACATAAGGAATACCACGGGACATCATAGAGCCGATTTTATCAACTACAGTGAAGAAAGGCGTACAGGAAACAAGCGCTCCGGCTTTATCCAAATTGTTAGTCATGTCATAATACACTTTCCATTTGGAACGCCTTCCGAACAAATCGGACAAAAACCAGTAGTTTCCTGCTGCATCTCTTTCTACCCGATTTACATTATCATACATCGGAATAGACTTTTTATTCTCTGGCTTCCAAAATTTAGTAAATATGCCCATATACAAAGCAGGAGTGACAGCAAATTAATGCGGCCACTCCCATATATTTAGTGTTTTAGTCCATTAATACGGTTGCGTGCAACTTCACACGCTTGTAGTGACCCTACGTGTGCAAATATATATATTATTTAGACTAATTCCAAATAACAAACATCATTTTTATGATTATTTTTTTGATTTTCTTTTTACTCTATCCGCTATACAACACAATACATACATTGCTTCATAGACATCTTTGCCGTCATAGTCCATTAGATTACGCATAAATAAGGACATTTTATTATCCCTCTTGAATTTAAAATCTCGAATTAGCCCCTTAAATGCTTCAATATAAGAAAGTTTTCCTGTATTTTCTTGCCTTGCCCACACATCACCTATTTCAGCCCTATAATCGCGTATATAATGAAGCATTGCCTGCGAAGTCTCGATGTTTACATCGGCACCAGCGACCAGCGCGGCGATTTCTTTGATGGGAATCAATTCTCCTATATACGCATCGTCCACATATATTGTATCATGTACAACATACGCTTTCGCATACAGAAAACGCCCATTAAGCAGTGGATGTATTTCTACAATTGGAATGCCGGAAAATGCGACTGTCGCAGCCTCATAGCTGTCATATTCAAAATCTCCGCGTTTTTCTACGGTTCCGGTAAGAGCATCTGCCCCATCATCATGTGCGTTTTTCCCGAACTTCCTAAAAGATTTTATCTCTGCATAAAATTCAGGAAAGAGCACTTCCCAACCTTCCGGCATATATGTAAGATTCATAACCTCAGCGGAGCGGGTAAATATTCGAACTTCCTTATTCCCCGACTGATGAAACCATTTTATTTCTGTTTCATTATTGCCCATTATGCGTGATTGCCGCTCTACGTTTCGGGCAAAACCACGTCCACCGTTATTGCTTTCGATATTAGCCACGGTTATTCCGTCCTTAGCAAGCATGGTTGCAACTTTCGGCTCCGTAACCTCCATAGGAGCGTCCGTATACAGTATGCTTAAAATAAAGTTGCCTATTTCTGTATCCACATAATCTATGGAACATAATCTGTCACTGCCCGTATCTGCGGTATCGGTATAATTTTTCCGAATGGCACGGTTGGTATATGGTATTTCCCTATAAGTCTTGAATGTACCGTACATAAGACCTTCTATAGGTGTAGGGTTCTGCATATATTGTGTTTCAAAGACGAATGGATTTATTCTATTAAGATTATGCAATTCATCCAATGTGTGTTTAAATTCCCACAAAGGAAATTCTTTCCCGTCCGCTTCTTTTTCTATGACCGGCAATGAAAGGACAGTCCATTGCCCTGGCTCTGTTTTCATAAGATAGCCGCACAAATCATTCTCATGCAGGCGCTGCATGATTATTACAATCGGGGTGTTTCGGCTGTTCACTCGGTTACGGATAGTAGTTTCAAAGCGTTGGTTAACCTTTTCCCTTTTCACGTCAGACAAAGCGTCCTCCGGCTTAATAGGGTCGTCTATGACAATGGCGCCGGAAAACCTTGTCCCCTTTAATATGCTATCTATTTCTTTTTCTGTTTCTTTATCATCTATATCGTCCACCTCTCCAGCGCCAAATCCCGTTATCTGTCCACCTGTTGACACCGCATATACACCACCGCCAGCTGTGGTACTCCACTTCTTTTTGCTGTCTGTTCCTCTCTTTATCTGGACATACGGGAACAACTGTTGATACTCTTCTGATTTAACTATGTCTCTAATCTCTTCTGAATTATCGTGAGCCAAATCGTCAGAATATGAGAGATGGACAAACTTTGAGGAAGGGTTGAGTGCCAATCCGTATGATATAAAGTTCTTTACGGCTAATTCGGTCTTTCCATATCGTGGTGCAATATTGATTATCAGTTTTTGAATTTTTCCGGAAATAACATCATCCAACGCATTACATATGCGTTCATGGTGTCTGCTCACCACAAATTTGCGCCCTGTTTTACTTTTAAAGAAAAATTTTGTGTAATTGAGAACGCCCGACATACAAAATGCTTGTAGATACCGTACACCGTCCATCATAGCCTTTCTATCAGTTTCTTTGCATCCTCGACACTTATGGGTTTGCTGGTATTCATCTCTATTTCGGTAGGCTCATCAAACCCAAGCATTTTACATATACGCTCAATAGCCTTTATCTTATCATAAAGTTCTATCTTCACATATTCAACATCTACAATTTCCGGAGCATCACTTGTTCCGATATTTTTTTTCAATATTTTGGTGGATATGCTTTTTATTGCCGATTTCTCTTTGTCAGAGAGTTCATCAAATTCTTTACGCTCTATCCATGTATTGTGCATGCTGGCAATGGATGAGAAAGCTATACTGGACAATTCTTGTAGAATGCGTTCTTTAGTTATGTCTGATTTGTTTTTTTGTTCTTCCTGCAACTCTTTAACCCTTTGGGCTACATTTGGGTTAGACAACAATTTGCAAGATTCTTCCCACACTTGTTTGTCTCTCATCTTCTCGCACGAATAGGCACGACGATAAGCATCGGAAGCATTGCCGCTTTCGATGTAGTAGTTGCAAAAATTCTCTTGTTTGATTGTAAGTTTTTTCATGTCTTTTCGTCAGTATGGGAAGCATGCCACTTGACATGCTTTCGCAAAGATATGTAATTATTTGGAATATCATACCTATCTATCCGAAATAACTGGTATAATTATCGAAAATATTTATCTCCCCACTTCCTTATTACTTCTTAAAAACATTTACATAATCGATAACTTTCCGATTAGCTTTATCTACTTTTCGCATGTCAAAATGGATATAGATGTCAGTCGTTGTGCTGTTCGCCCAACTATGCCCAAGCGCGTGGGCGATTACCTCTTTGGGGACATCGAGCTCTGCCGCTACCGTGGCCCATGTGTGTCTTGCCCAATATGAAGACAAATCAGGGAATAAAGGATTTCTACTCTTTTTCCCTCCCAATCCCTTCCTTTCTGTCTCTCCAATCTGTTTTAACCCTATTCCCATACGATGTAGGAAATCCTTGTAATTTCCGTATTCATCCATTATATTAAGAAGATAATCCTTCCCTTTGTATTTCTCAATTATAGCCTGCGCTTCCGGTTCTACTTTAATACTGTATAATTTCCCCGTCTTAGCTCTTTTATATTCAAAACGACCATTTACCAATGCAGAATGTTTTGCGTTAAACAAATCGGCTGCATTTACTCCTATGAGATAGAACATGAGCATGAACATATCCCTATATCTAATCTGGTATTCCTCACATGGATAATCTCTCAATAACCTAAGTTGTTCTGCTGTAAGACTACGTTTTCGGGTTTCCTCTTTCTTTATTGAAAACCTTCTGAATGGATACAATGTTGTGTACTCCTCATCAATGGCGTAGTTGAATACACTACGTATGTTCCGTAAATGAATAGCGTAGGCATTAACCTTCATCGTCTTTGCCATCCACGCTTCAAAGTTTTCCAGCCATGACTTATCCATGCTCTCAAAAGTACAATGACTATCGTATTCCTCAATCTTGTTTCTTGTGGTTGTATATATAGACTTAGTTCCCTGATTAGTTTTCTTGGAAACGAATTCATCAAGATAATAGAGAAACGTCTTTTGATTTTCAACCTTGCTACTTATAGCGTCCTCTATCAACTTCTTCAAAGCTTTGTCTGTAGTTGATTTCAACTTTTCTTGTTGCTCTAAAGTAAATATTACTGTTTCCGCCTTGTTTATTATTCCACGGGCAACTATATTTCTCGGCTTGTAATTTTGTGCACGCACAGAATATTCGTTCCCATTCCATTCTTTTTCCGATGCACTTAGCTGCGTAGCTATCATTATTTGTTTGTTGTGGAATACATTCAACTTTATCGGATAAGTACCATCTTTTTTTTGTCTTCTTTTATCAAGGTAGAATTTAACCGTTGCCATATATCTATGTTTTTAGTTTATGCATATCTGAAAATTTGCATAGGATTTGCATACAAAGGTAGGGTAACAACCCCTAATAACCCCCAAAAACGTACATGTTATATGGCATATATAAAGAAAAAGGCAGCTACTTTATTTGTAACTGCCTGATTTTCAGAAGAGCGGCAAGCGAGGCTCGAACTCGTGACCCTCAGCTTGGGAAGCTCTTTTTTAGTGCATCTAAAATACTATATATCAAATATTTATTTTACATACAAAAATAATTTGCATATAATTTGCATAATAAATATCCCCACGAACATTTACATAATCATTTTTGTGGTAGTTAAAATGAAGCAACATGAATCACTAACAATTCTCCCCTCTCCAATAATTTCACGCATTGGAGGATACTTGACTTCGCTTCGCAACGTCCATCCCAGTCTATCACCTTTAGGCTTTAGACGATGCGGATACTTTGAAGAGCACTTTGCTTTCTTGCTTTCCATTACACTCCCCATATTGTTTTGATATTGAATTTATCTGTTCCCTTTTTTATCCTTCTGCTTACAAACTTGCAAGCCACTTCTTGCCTTTTCGAGTATTCAGCCAAAGAGCAAATAAAAAGGCTAAAGCCCCAGAACCTCCTAAAACGATTAATAGACCTTCCATAATTACCTCCTTATCACTTTATAACCAATATAAGCAAATACTATTGTTGAAAAAGCTCCAATCAAAAGCAAAAGCCAATATAACTCATTGTTTGAACTTGTGAAAAATGACACAGCCCCACCTGCTACCATTGCAGCAAATGATGTTTTTGCCAAATCATAAAAGAACTTTCCAAGCGTCTCTCGGCTTATTTTCTCTTTTTCCTTGACCTCTTTCTTTACTTCTTGTCTTTCACTCCAGCTTCCCATGCACTCCTATTATAGCAAATATGAATATACGGGTATTCTCCTTTTATCAAGTTCCTCTTTGGAAATATCAGACAATACAAACTTCTTCCCTGAGTTAGATTTATTCAAATCAGAGATGTTCTTTTTAGAAGAACGAGGTTCTTGTTTTAATCTTATATTACCCATACCACCTTTATTCTATAATATTGTAGAACGATAGAACGAACGACGCAATTTAAACATAATACCACCTAACAATGTTTACTACATTGTTAATAATATTACTTTCGATACAAATTAAAGCAGAAATAGGGATGTGACCAAAATGTGAGACAGATTTATTTGTAATTTAGACTGGTTATAAATAACAACGTTTACGTTATGATACCCCGCCAGCCGTATTACTGGCGGGGTAAATAAACTATTTGTTTATTCTATTTTACATAAACCAAATGATGAAGCACATTTCCGCTTTTTGTATCAACTTCCGCCAACCTGACTGCCTAAAATCTTCATATTATAAATTTTCTTTTCCTTAACCTTCCCGCCTTTCAGTATTGCGACTTCTTGTCTCAGTTGTACAACTTCGTTCAGTAATTTCTCATACGCTTCTGCGAGACGGAGCATGTGCTTCATCATTAGATTTACATTTTCATTCATTATATTTCAAATTAATAAATTGTGTCTTGTGAGAGATGAAATATCAACAAATTTTATGTTGAAAAAGTTTTATTTTAAAACATGTTTGTAAACATAAATATTAAACAGCCTTTCTTCTCTCACTGAATAGGTCTTGTATTTCTTCCACAGATTTGTTCAGAACGTTAAATCGCCTTTGTAAATCCTCAAATTGCGCTTCATACATGACTACTGTCGTTTCATACATTCGCTTCCAGTATTCAGCAGTTTCCGGAGATGGCAAATCTTCTACATCTTTTTCAGTCAAAGACGAATGTGAAGTTTCATTGTCAAGGAACATTGGACCTTTACCGGTGAGGATGTAGTTGGCGTTGACTTTATACATTTGACAAAACTCTTGCAACGTGTTCATAGACACACCGCATATTCCACGTCTTATTTTAGACATGGTGGCCTTTGATAAATTTTCTAAAGTGTTCCACACCTTATAATCGGTAAGTTCCAACTTTTCTATCGTCTCTAAAAAACGATAAGTATAATCATTAAACGCTTCATTATTAATATCATGTTCGGCATTATTTTTTTCATTGCCCAAATAGATATATTTCATATTTGCATCTGGAAAACATTCTGCAAACTTAGATAAGAACTTCTTGCTTGGCTCTTGTACCCCCCTTTTTATTTTAGTGAACATAGCCTCTTTAACCCCAGTGCTCTTCGCTATATTATAGAAAGATACTCCCATCCTTTCGACTTCTTCTAGAAATCTTTTTGTTAAATCACTAAGATTTGCTTCGTTTTTATTTTTACTTTCCATTTTAGATAGTATCTTTGCATCCGTTGCAAGTAGAGCGGCAACAGACACATGATTAAACAATCGCCCTAACGTGGGCTTTTCTATATGAAAATCCGTTGCCGCTCTACTTTAGCAACGGATTTTTTTATTTTATAAAGTACAATCGGTTATTGTTTCCGCTTTACGAGCTACTGCGGAGGGCTATCGGGGAAAATACGTTCGACCAATAACAGATTTAAAACAACCTTCCGAAGCTTCACGGTGAAAGCCCGTGAGGGGATGCACGAAAGAAGGCAGTCGATTGAAATAAGCAGACTGGTGCGCAGGTGCAGGTTACGAGATAACCAACTCTGTAAAAGCTGAAAGCCGAGATTGGAAGCACCCAATTCAGAGCCGATGGGGTCGATACCTAACTTATACTGGTGATTTACCATCGAATTATCCCTGAACCGTTAGAGAGGAACCGCTCTCTACGGGTAAGGGGATGATTCACTCAAAAATCAACGTTCCTTCAAACCTGGTAATTTATAAGTTAACATAAAACATATAATATGAATGATATACTTAATGTAAATACTCAGTTTAAGAAGAATGATATAGATGTATTTCTTACTTCAAGAAAGAAACCATATTTGATAACAACAGAACAAGTTATAGAATATTGGAACAAAAAGAATTGGTTAACAACAAAAGGAGAAAAGGTTACATCAATCTCCACTATCGTGAATGTTGCAAACAGTTTCCTTACTGAGAAAAAACGTAAAGAAGGTCTTTTGCCAGCTATTGAAGCAACAAAACTCAGAAACTACAAAAATGAATGGCTCCAACAGAAAAGTCCGTATTATGACCAATTAGAAACGCCTCAATGGAAGTCATACAGAGAATTTATATTCACCGTAAGAGGTAGAAAATGTGAAATTTGCGGCAAAGAGAAAAAGTTAAATATACACCATGTAAAATACATCAGCAATAGATTTGCATGGGAATATCTACCTTCTGATGTTCTTGTTGTCTGTGAAAGCTGCCATAGGAACATACATAAGATGTCTCATTAATAACCGATTGTACAACATTTCAAAGAACGAATTATGAAAAAGAAATCAACAGAAGAAGACCCTTTAGATGAATTCAGATACCCTGACGGCATGTATGATATTCCAACTATTGTCTCTTTCTTTGGTCGCAAACGACACCAAAAGCATACATTTGAAGAAATACACAAAGAGGTTTGCGATTTGTTAGAGATTGAATGTGCATTTAAGCACCCTTATCTCCGGAAACCGTTATTGAAGCAACAAGCTCAACAACCTTCTGAAAACCCTCTATTGATTTCGGTTTTTGCACTTCAACTATTGTTGATAGCAATTCTTCTTTTGGTTCTTTGTGTATTATCATGTTCTTAGTTTATATTTAATTTATATTCGTTATGAAAAAAAGAAAACATCCAAAACTTAAAGGTCTAAACTTCGATTCTCCCGAACATTGGGAAACGATTAGAGAATTAGAAGAACTCTCTTTATCTATGTTTTGTGAACAACTTCGAGAACATTCAGAGATGTCACAAGTTGAGCCACATCAAGAAACAAGCGAATTTTCTTCGGTTGCTTTACTTCTGACAATAGTGATAGTAATTCTTCTTTCGATTTTCTTGTTATTGTTATTCCGCTTGGGTTGACAACGCATTGAACCAATGTTTTTGAAACAACACCACAAGCGTCATACTGCCCAATGCTTGACAAGTGTACTAAAGAAGACAACGCACTTCGTATAAGGTTATATTCAAGACCTAATGGAGCTATACCAGTAATCAAGTAGTGATACATTATAAATGTGTCGTTAGAGTTTAGTGCCAAGCTTGTATTTATATCATTGTGTAATTTAGCTTTCAACAATTCAACTTCCTTTGTCGCCCTTCCGAAATCTACCAACGTATATAAGTTCATTCCAACAAGCACCGTAACCAGCAACGCTAATATCCCCACTATCACCCCTTGATAGTCCATTCCCAAATCAGAGGTATGCGGATATGTTCTACATAGAGCCGCCACAGATACCATGATAGATATTGCAGACAATATTAGTGTTATTGTATTTCTATACTTACTCATAACAATATATTAATCAGAGTTTTATATAAAACATGTTTTATAACATATAAAATACTAACTAAAAAAGAAAGTATTTCTTTGTGCTTTCTAAAATAGATAGTATCTTTGCACTGTTGTTAATCAACAACGTTATTTTTTAAAGTAAATACAAAGATAAGAAAATAAATAAAGAAAGCAAATATGAAGTACGATTTATCAGACATAATGAAAAAGGCTCACAACTTCTACAAGACCGGAAAATACACCTGGTCTGAAAGCTTGAAAAAGTCATGGAAGATGGCAAAGTTTTCTGTCCGCGTAAAAGAGGAAATAGCCAATATGGTAGACTATAAGTCTGCTGACGATAAAGCGTTCACTAATAGATTGAGAAAGGAGAATGAAGGCTATAAGCCGGCAAAAAGAAGCGCCTATGATAATTTCAATGCTCCGGCTTCCGTCTATTATACTTCTAACAACAGAGGGCGTTTTGGCTCTTGTTTCGTGGGTGATTAATACAATTAGCACATAAATATGAATGACATCAAGACAATAGCAGTAAAGAAAATATCTCCATCCGACACATTAAAAAGTATAAAAGTCGGTGACACAGTGATTATAAAGGACAAGCATATAAAACCCAATGTAGCCCGCTCTACCATGTCCAGACTATCTAAAAACGGATATAGCTTTTATTCGACAAGCTGCCCTGAAGGGTTGATAGTAAAACGACTTAAATAATATCATTATGAATATCAACAAAATATCAAAACAGACAGCCATGTTTGCAATAGGATTTATCGGTTTCTTATTCTTTCTTGGCATCGCAGGCAAATCAGATTATAATCAGGAAGTCATATACAACATGACGGAAACGGCTTACAATGTTATCGTTGATTCTCTCGGTGAAGGTTGTAGCGATACTCAAATCGTAAAGACTTATTTAAGTAACAAAGAATATTACGACAGTCTAAGTTGGTAGGTTATGGGAAGGCAAAAAAAGATAGGAAAGGTGGAACCCGTACAAAAAATATGGCTCTCCGCCAAGGAAGCAATGGCATATTTAGGGTGCAGCATGGACTTGTTGGAAAAACTAAGGAATAATGCCGAAATATCATTTTCTAAATATAATAACCGTACCATTTGGTACGAATTGAAAAGTATTGAAAGGTTTATAGAAAGAAACCGCGTTGTGTGAACAACGCTCCTTCCTCTTAGCTCAGCCAGGCAGAGCATCGCTATGGTTACTTGTTCGAAGGTTTAGTATCCGGTAATTTCCGGTTAGCGAAGGTCGCACGTTCGAGTCGTGCAGAGGGAGCAAAATACATAGTTCTTTGACGTATTGAATGTGAAATGAGGTTTAAGTATCTGATATTTATACTTATTTCAATATAACCGAGGATTACGGATAGCGGAAACGCGGGGACTCCGTATAGGCTTGGTTATCGTGATTGTCTCTTCGCACCGAAATGTCCTACGGTAGAGAGTATGCGGTTTGGGCGTCCGTATCGCAAGAGACAAAGGTCATAAAGACAACATAAGCGTCCGATACAATCTTAAATCGGTATAAAGTATGCGGTGGTAATGAAAGGCGCCCGTACACGCTTATTATATATACTCCCTTCCCGTCAAATTCGGGCACGCTGAAAAGCCAAACACGTATTGTTGCGTTGAAGGGAGCAATGCTTAATGAATAATGATATGAGAAAGGTAAAAACATTTACGGATTTGGTATTTAATCCACATGCTTTTAGCAAGGAGGCACGTCATCTTCCTTCTCCGCTTCGTGAGGAATACATGGAGGCAAAACACGCTGTAATGCGGTTTGATAATGGCTATGGAATAAGTGTTGTAAAAGGAGATATGTTCTATTCTAACGGTATAGATACTTATGAGGTTGCTGTCCTTAAAGATGGTGCTATTTGTTATGATACCTCAATTACAGATGATGTAATTGGTTATGTAAATGCAGATGAGGTATCTAATATAATGAAACAAATTCAAGAATTAAAATAGAGAATTCCCGTGGCTCTCAATAGATGTTTGAGAGTAGTAAGGCAACCATCGGAACGCTCACGGGAACGAAAACGTAATTATATGGAACTAAAAGAATTAACCAATAAGATTTGTGATTTATTTGGATGTGCTAATGTCAGTACATTACCAGATAAAATAATGTCTTCCTTATTTTCTCAGAACGCACCTTTGATATTCGAGAAGTATAAGGAGTTGTGCCCGGATTTAAAGATTGATTGGCTTCAAAAAGTCTATCAATTTTACCATGCTGACAGGAAAGAAAAAAAGCAAGATTATACTCCTGTTTCCCTCGCTAAACTTGTTGCTTATTTAAGTTGTACTTCGTCAGAAAAAATAGTTTATGACTGTTGTTCGGGTTCCGGTGCACTTACGATTCAAAAATGGAGTATCAACCCAAATTTAAAATTCGTATGCGAAGAGTTAGACGAAAAAGTAATTCCTATTCTTCTGTTTAATTTATGTATTCGCAATATTGAGGCAACGGTTATCAATAAAGATATTCTGACAAGAAAAGTTATTTGTTCATACAGAACAATTAAAGGCTCTACTTATTCATCTGTTCAACGGTTAATGTTCTCAGAAATGGAGCTTTTAAAGGCGGATGTAGCAATTTCCAACCCGCCATTTAATTTAAAAGTTCCTGTATCTGAAAATATAATTAAAGCTTTACCTCAGAAATACACTTGTAATTTTGCTTTTGTGGCGCATTGCTTGCAAAGGAGTGAAAGATGTGCGTTGATTCTTCCCAGAGGTGTGCTTACAAGCAAAGAAGAGAAAGAGTGCAGGAGATACTTTATTGAGAAGGGATGGCTGCAAGCTGCTATTTCTTTGCCGGAAAAGATGTTTGAGTCTACCTCTGTAGCGACTTGCATACTTTTGTTTGATAAGAAGAAAACGAGTAAAGATGTGATGCTGATTAATGCGGAGCAAATGAAAACTGTTGAAGTGCGGGAACAGCGTGGAGAAGGTGAAGCATCACACTATAATCGTATATATAAAAAGGAATTTAACACCTTTTCGGACGAACAATTGGTTGCTATATGTGAACTTCTACATAAGGAACAGGAAGGTTATTCAAAGAAAGTGTCCATAGAGGAGCTTTTGAATCATAACTACAATCTTGATATTGGCCCATATCTTCCAATTTATATGGAAGGTACACTTCATCGTGATTTTAATGCTATTATAGCAGATATTAACCGTGTTATCCGTGAACGTAATGTAATAAAAGTGACGGTTAATAAAGTGTGGGCTGAGAAATTGGGGCTTACAGAAATTATAAGAGCGTGTGAAGCATCTAATGAAGTAGTAAAGGCGATGAATGAAAGTTTTGCATCATTCAAGAATTACGAAGTAAAAGAGAAAATTATTGAAAACAAATATATCCAATCTTCCGCTTCAAAAATATTTTACATAGAGAATACAGATAAAAAAATATTATCGAGCATCATGCCTTTTTTCATGAATATGTATAAGCAGCATATTTATTACTTAAATAATGAAGAGAATAGACTTCTTGCAGAACTTAGAGATTCAATGCTTCCATTTCTTATGAATGGAAAAATAGAGTTTAATGACAAAGAAACAGCCTGTAAGGGTGAATAATTCATGATAGCTTTTTAATGTAAACAGTCCCGTCCACGTGCTGGTCGGGAAACACTGCGACATGGCGGAATGGTAGACGTATCACTCTATGATAGGAATGTCAAACCTTAGATGTGCGGAGCTTGACAACTCGTCCCGGTTCGAGTCCGGGTGTCGCAACATCTTCACTACAGATGAAGTATTTGTTTAGTCGTAGCCGGGCGGTCTGTGAAGATAGTCCGGTCTTTTTATTGAAACCAATTAATAACAATATAAATATGAAAAAGAAATTTACTCCTGAAAATATTCAGGAACTTAAAGAGAATCAAATATTTGTTTTTGGCAGTAATATGAACGGTAACCATGCCGGTGGAGCAGCCAGATTAGCAGTTGAGAAATTCGGTGCAATCATGGGACAAGCCGAAGGATTGCAAGGGCAATCCTATGCTATTCCTACGCTGAATGAAGATATGGAGAAAGTCACAGAAGAAGATTTGATAACCTATTTGGGTAACTTGCGGAATTTTGCCAACGAACATCCTGAAAAGGAGTTTCTTCTTACCGCCATTGGGACGGGAATAGCGGGGTTTGATACAAATTATATGGCATATATGGCTCTCAGAGCAAACCTTCCTGATAATGTTACTATCCCGAAAGAATTCAGTAAGATAAAAGGGTTCAAAGGCTTCAACTCTGATATGACTTGCAGGGATTTTAAATATGAAGAGGGAAAAGATTACGAAGAACAAGGTGATATAAGCGCTTGTAGTAATGGTTTCCACTATTGTCTTCATCCCTTAGATGTATTTGGCTATTACCCTCCTGCATACATTGGAATGAATAAGTTCCATGAAGTTGAAGGAAGCGGGGATATGGATGTTGATACGGATGATACCAAAATTGCTTGCTCAAAAATCCACATAGGAGCAGAGTTAAGTATTAAAAGCATTGTTGATGCGGCAATCAAGTTCACTTTCAGCAAATGTAAGTGGGTAAAGGAAAAGATTGCTACCGGCTACCAAGGCGCTGCATCAGCTACCGGCGACTATGGCGCTGCATCAGCTACCGGCGACTATGGCGCTGCATCAGCTACCGGCTACCAAGGCGCTGCATCAGCTACCGGCGACTATGGCGCTGCATCAG